CCGCTCATATACACATTATTTGAGCGAAAGTCAAGAGGGACAATATAAATATTTTCAGCCCACAGGAATTAACCCATGCCGTTTGATATAACCGAAAATACAATCATAGACGTTGGAATTCAATTATCCAGAAATTTCAACCTATCTCACCTTACTTCTGGTGCATACAATCCAGTTACAGCAACTTGGATGCCTAAATTCTCTGCCACACTTATTCCGGATTCTCGTTTGCCGCTCAACCTCACGGGCGGAAACAATATGCCTCTATGGAAGATAGTATCAAATCTACAGTCCGGCGCAAGAGGAATGTTGGAAGGTCTGCTAGGAAATTTTGGCCCGGATTTGATCATCAAAGCAGCGTTCATGAACAACATTCCACAAAACGGCCTACCAAATGAAATCTCTCACTTGATCGGCCTTGGCTTCGATATCCAGATTCGCAATTTCGAAGACAACATGTACAATATTGTCAAGGAAATCCAGCCATTTACCCGAGTGGCAGACTCGCTCAATCTGGTGAATGGAGCGCAAAATTCATGGCTGCACGTCGATATCAACCCGAACAAGCTCGGGATTGCGCCTTCAATGTTGCCGAATCCACAAGTATTCACGTCAGACCTTGTAAGTGGCATCACCACACAAGGTCTATCGGCTATACGAGGGTTTCTTTAAACTCCTTATAAATATCAATATCAAGAATGGAGAGAGAAAATACCACTTTTAGCTTTGGTTGGCGATCTAAATTCGCATGGTGCGGGCGCATTGCAGACTCCTCCACAGACAACATGGACAGTCGGCGGTAAGCTGGTGACAACGGTTGATACCGTGGCGGGAGGCGATTTAGCCCCTCATCCATCCGGTGCTACCAATTCTTCTACAGGCTCCGGAAAATGGACAGTTGCCGGGAAAGCAATTCATAGACATGGCGACTCTCGATATTGCGGTGCATCGACGGTGGTTTCATCGCAAACACAAATTACTATAGGGGCATAATGGTTACGAAACTTACGAAAAAAGATATCTATCGTGATTTATCTTTGAAATTTATTCCCCATCCGGAAACCGGAGCGGTGAATATTGTCAAGAATGAAAATGCGGTCAAGCAGCAAGTCAAAAATCTTATTTTCACCAATCACTACGAAACCTTGTTCCGTCCAAAGGTATTCGGTGGTTTGAACGAGTCCCTTTTCGAAAGTTTCGACCCCGTGACGGTACAAACAGTCAAGACGGCGATTTCTGATGTTATCGCAAATTATGCGGAACGTGCTGAATTGCTTTCTATCACATTGACAGACAATCTTGACGCCAATTCATTCGAAATAACCGTAGTCATCAAACCATTGAGTTTTCAACATCCGGTCGAAATTTCACTATTTCTAGAGAGAACACGTTAATCTAAATGGCATTAGCTAACACAAATTTGCAAGTTTCAGAACTTGGTTTCTTCGAAATCAAAAATAATCTCAAAAACTTTTTGAGAGCAAAGCCAGAATTTACCGATTTTGACTTCGAAGGTTCAACCATGTCTACATTGTTGGACGTGCTTGCATACAACACATATTATAATTCGTTCTATCTGAATATGGTGGCAAACGAAACTTTCCTCGATTCGGCAATCATGAAGGAAAGCGTTTATTCTATTTCAAAAATGCTAAATTATACGCCACGTTCGGCCCGTTCGGCTCGGGCGCAGTTGTCCATTTCGTTCACACCGAATGATTCTCCATCGGAAATTGTTATTCCAGCGTACACCAAATTTTCGACAACTATTGATGGCGTAGTTTATTACTTTTCAACACTTGCCGACTATGTTGTTCAGTCAGCCGGTGGTGTATATCAAAAAAATATTGATATCTATGAAGGCGTCGTGCTTTCTAACAAATATACAGTGAACGCTACTCGCAAACTCTATGAAATTCCGGTGGCTGGTGTCGATACTTCAACAATGACCGTCGAAGTACAAGCATCGTCTACCTCCACGACAAAGACCACATACACGCTCGTAAAGGACGCTACAGAGGTTTCAGCGACTTCTACTGTGTACTATCTACAGAAAAATTCCAATGGCTTCTATGAAATCTATTTTGGTGATGGCATTCTTGGTAAGGCACTCGACTTAAACAACATCGTGACAATCACATTCCGTGCTTGCAACGGTGAAGCGCCAAATAATGCATATTCTTTCTCGAAAATCGGTTACACAGGCTATAATAAAGATAGCCCAACGGTAAAGTACATCTGCAATATCGTGAGTGTCACACTTCGTGCCCGTGAGGGACAGGATGAAGAAACTATCGATTCAATCAAGTTCAATGCGCCTCGCAATTTCGAGATTCAAAATCGTTTGATCACGGCGGCTGACTACAAAAACTTCATTCTCTCAAATTACTCGGATATTGAAGCAGTGAACGTATGGGGCGGCGAAACCCATAATCCTCCACTCTATGGTAAATCGATCATTGCAGTTAAGCCGGTCACTGGCTTTGTTATTACAGAGAACCGCAAATCGGAAATCATCAACGACATTAAGAAGTTCAATCCTATGTCAATTGATCCGGCGATTATCGATCCTGTATTCTTGTTTGTCAAGCCAGTGGTTCAAGTAAATTACAATTCAAGTCAGTCGCTTCTTTCAGTTGACGAACTTTTTTCAAAGATCGCCACAAACGTTCAAAATTTCGAAACGACGGAGCTTGGTGTATTTGGCAATAGATTCCGCCAATCTAAATTCTCAACCATGGTCGATAATTCTGATAATGCAATTGAATCAAACCAAGTCTCCATCACGATTGAGAAACGTTTTGCGCCGGTCCTAAACTCTAAGTTTAACTACAACGTGGATTTCCAAAATCAACTATACTGCCCTTTCACTGAATATCAAGGGTGTATCTCTTCGAATGGTTTTGAAATAGCCGGTTCTGACCAAACAATGTATCTCGATGACGACGGGAACGGCACCTTGCGCCTCTACTATCTGGTGGGGTCTACAAAGAACTATTACGATAACGACGTTGGAACGGTTGATTACCTGAATGGCACTTTGAGTATGAAGTCGTTCATTTTCACAGATTATGATGACGAAGTTGTTATTTCTGCACAACCGAATGCCACAGATATATACTCACAAAATAATCAAATCATTCTTTTGTCGAATCCTACATTCAATATGTTCGATACGTCAAAGAGTAAATTGATCTTTACTGATATCGTGCAAGTGATTGGTAATGAAACATTAATCGATGTGGACGGTATCTCTAATACGGTAACTCTTTAATGGCACAGTCCAATTCTATCTCCATTTTTGTCAAGTCACAGGTGCCCGATTTCTGGAATCGGGATGGCGAAGAATTGGTCAATTTCATTAAAGTATACTATGAATGGCTTCAACAATTCGAAAATCCAATACAGGTTTCTCGGAAACTTGCTGACTATAAAGATGCCGATCTAATACCGGATAAGTACTTCCAATTCATGCGAAATGAATTCATGAAGTCTATTCCAGTTACATTGGTTGATGATCGTCTTCTATTGAAGAATATCGTTGATTTCTATCGTGCCCGTGGTACGGAAAAAGCATACAATATGCTGTTTCGTATCCTATACGGCGACGAAAACGTTTCATATTATTATCCCGGCAAAGACATTCTAAGAGCTTCTGACGGTAAGTGGGTTATCGAGCGTTCATTGAAATTGAATCTCAATGTTCCTTTGAGCAAGATTGAAGATGTTGTTGTTATTCGTGGTGCATCATCCAATGCCACCGCAAGAAAAGACAAGTTCATTTCATATGTTGTTAACGAAGTTCAAACAAATGAATTTTATATCAACAACATATTTGGCACATTTGAAATCAATGAAGGTATTCTAGACGATAATACCGGAGAACAACTCGGCTTTGTTACTGATTTAGTCACATATCCGGGCGGATGGATCGGAACAGACGGATTTTTGTCGTCAAACAAATATCTTGAAGACAATTTTTTCTATCAGGAATACTCATACCAAATTCGTTCCTCACACGCCATATCAGAATATGAATCCATTGCGAATCAATTAGTGCACCCTGCCGGAACGAAATTGTTCGGTGCGGTGGATATGCTTGCATCTGCCGATTTTTCTGAAATCAATCTTTCGTTGCTGTCAAATCTAGAAAATGTAGGTGATATTTCAAAGATCACCATTTCCTATGAACTCATTCTAAACGAAACGGCGATTAATGCAACAAGTAATTGTGCGGCCATCACTTGGGTAACACAAGCTGGTACGCAACAAGCCGAAATGCAGAATACAATTGGGTTTTGGAATACTATTCCAGTATTCCAACAATTTGGTAATTTTTCTCTTGCCGATTTGTCTAAAACTATTGTGTTTAGATCAAACGTTCCTTCTTTCACTATGTCGAGTTGGACTCCAATAAAGATATTGGACACAACACATTCTGCAAACACGTATTATTTCCCGCAATACGTGGTGAACAATACCGTTTTAATTCTTTCGGCAGAATATCAGTATGGCAACACCGCTGGCTTGCATTATCAATTGTCAACTTCTCAACACCATTCATCAACATTTGTTACAGAAGCTAATGACACTATTTTATCAGCCGCTAAGTTGGCACTGAAAGGTACTTCATCTATAACAGAATCTGTTGATACTGTAGCATCTGCCGCTCTCAGCGGATCAGACCCATATTTCTCTAATGTGGTATTCCTTGCAGGATTTAACGGAACTAATGGTGCGACAAGCACCACAGATGAAAGTTTGGCTGGCCATACACCATTAACATTTAATGGCAATGCAAAACTGGACACAACACAATTTAAATTCGGTGTTTCATCCGCTGCTTTTGATGGGTCTGGTGACTATATTTCGATTCCAGATAGTGCAGATTGGCAATTGTCTACATCAAACTCCGATCAATACACTATCGAATTTTGGATGATGCCACATGACACTGGTAGTTCCATTCCATATGTAATGGGCCAGACCACTGGCGGATGGGCTTGGTATATTGATTACAACCTTCAAAGGCCGTCATTTGCTTGGTCATCGGACGGAAGTAATTTCCAATCTCTTGGTTCCGGAGCGGCCCCTTCCATCAGCGTTGATAACTGGCACTTTATCGCCATCAGTAAAAATTCCAGCGGCAAGATTAGACTATGGCGTGATGGCACATTAGTTGCAAGTGCGACGCCTGCGAATAGTGCCATATTCAACTCAACAGGCCCTCTCGAAATCGGTCGTTCACTTAGCTCTGCTATCTACAATGGTTGGCTTGATGAAATTCGTATCACCAAAGGTATATGTCGCTATGACACAGACGGCTCTATCACAGTACCAACCGCTGCCTTCCCGAGAACCTAAGAATTTGATTATAAATATATTTAAATCATTACAGGATAAACCATGACAGGAACTATTACCAAGAGATTTCGTCTTTTTGCAGCGGAACAATTCAAAGAGCTTTTCGATGAAGCCGCTTTTGAAAATCTCTATGTGTTTATCGGGCGTCCAAAGCCTTGGACCGACGATAACAATCCTCCCACACCAGTAGACTCGGTAAATGCCTCTGAATATCAGATTTGGGACAACATCATCTCTGCAAAGAAAGTTGCGGCGGGAGATGTTACGTTTGCAGGCCCAAGATACAATTGGACAAGTGGCCAAGTCTACACAGAATATAATACAGATACACAGTTTCAAGATAGTCAGTTCTTCGTCCTGACGGATGAATATAACCTGTATAAATGCATGTACAATAATAAGGGTGCGGCGTCAACAGTTAAGCCTTCCGGTCGTTTGACTTCCGTTTTCTCTACCGGTGACGGTTATAAGTGGAAATTTATGGGTGAAGTGTCCGCTCCGGACGCCGTTAAGTACGTGACAACAACATTCGTGCCATTGAAAAAACTTACAGCGGATGACGGCTCTTTCCAATGGGATGTTCAATCCGCTGCCGTTGATGGTTCAATTTCAACCGTTCGTGTCGCTGCGGTTGGTTCCAACTACAAGACCAATTCGGGCACAGTCACAACCTCCAATACGACAAAAGTCACTCTCGCATCGTCTGCCAACTCAACTGGTGGCATCTATGTTGGTTCATCGATCTACATTACGTCCGGCACGGGTGCTGGTCAGAAGCGTGTGATCACCAATTATTCCGGTGCTTCCAAGATTGCCACGGTATCGCCTGCATTCTCGATTGCGCCGAACGGTGGTTCAGCCTATTTGGTTTCCCCAACTATCTCCGTAACATCTGGCGATGGAACCGGATTCTCGGCTTACTCAACCGTTTCGAACGGTACTATTTCGACAGTCGAAGTGATCAATGAAGGGTCTGGTTACAGAAGAGCAACCTTGGCTGTAACGGCCAACACGGGCTCTGGTGCAAGCGTCGTTGCCCAATTGTCGCCTAACGGCGGTCACGGATCGAATGCTGTCTATGAATTGAACGGCTACAATGTCATGATGTTCGTGCAATTTTCGGGTGACGAAGCTGGAAAATTCTTCTCGAATAACGATTTCCGTGTCATCGGGGTACTTGCAAATCCATTGCTGGCGAACAATTCGATTGCCACGGACACATCATATCTTGTTGCTCCAAAGCTCACTCTCACTTCTCAATCGGGTTCCTTCCTACCAGATGAAACCATCACAGGTGGAACATCTGGCGCAACCGGCGTGTTCGTTGAAAAAGCCAACACAACTTCAATTATTGTAACAAGTGTGGTTGGTTCATTCACGACTTCGGAAACGATCACAGGTGGAACATCGGCAGCAACCGCAACAGTATCTTCAATCGTAGCTTCACCGCTAAAGAAGTACTCCGGTTCGCTTCTATATGTCGAAAATAGATCACCGATTGTTCGTTCTGTTAATCAGGAAGAAAACTTCCGTCTCGTAATCAATCTGTAATATCTCTTATAAATAATTGATATTCCCTCATAATTAAAGACAAAGATGGCATCTAATACTATCAGTTTTTCCTATAATACTGACTTCAATGTAAACCCTTGGTACGATGACTACGATCAGACCAAGGGTTTTTATCGTATTGTTTTCAAGCCATCGGTTGCTGTTCAAGCCCGTGAATTGACTCAGCTTCAAACTATGCTTCAAAAGCAGATCGATAGATTTGCAGAGCATATTTTCAAAGAAGGTTCTTTGGTAGCTGGTGGTCAATTCCACATCGATACCGATATTGATTACGTAAAAATCAACGATACCACATCTGGTGGCGGTGCCGTGGTGGTCAATAACCTTGTTGGCGCAACCATGACTGGTGCGACGACTGGTGTCAAGGCTTTTGTTGTCTCTGTTGCGGATGGATCACAGGCGGCAACCGACAAGAAAACTCTTTTTGTCCGTTATACTTCATCGGGCACAGATAATGTGACCAAGGTTTTTGCCGATGGTGAAATTCTAACGTCTAGTGCCGGTAATGCAGTTGTTTTTGCAACCTCTGCCACAGGTAAAGGCGCAACTTTTACCATTGATGACGGTATTGTATTCTCAAAAGATCACTTCATTACATTTGTGAAACAGACGATCATTCTTGATCGATACACACAAACTCCATCTGCACGTATCGGTTTCAATGTTCTAGAATCGATTGTCACCGCACAAGACGACCCAACTCTAAATGATCCGGCTCTAGGCGCATATAACTATGCCGCTCCGGGTGCTGATCGATTCAAACTTGAAGCTGTGTTGGCCAAGACCGACCTTGACGATGTTTCTGGTCCACCAAATTTTGTTGAACTTTTCCGTATTCGTGACGGCATTTTGGAAGTCACATATGAAAGAACACAATATTCAGCTATTCGTGATGAATTAGCTAGAAGAACCGACGCTGATTGTGGTGACTTCTATGCTACTGGTTTGAACGTTCGTATTCGTGAACACAAAGATAATGGCACAAATCAGGGTCTATACACAACAACTGGTAATACTTCGTTGTTGGTTGCTGGTGTTGAGCCCGGCTTGGCATATGTCAAGGGTTACGATGTCGAAACTTTGGTGACAAAGTACACAGACGTTCGTAAGGCCATCGATGCACAGAACATCAACAACCAAGTTTCACGCACTCGCATGGGCAATTATTTGCGTGTGAAGGAACTTTGTGGTTCATGGGACATGAACAGTGCTTCGGTTGTCTGGCTTTACAACACTGCACAGGCACGTTTGACGAACCTTGGTTTCTCTACAGCGGCACAGACTGGTGCGGCTATCGGTAATGCGAAAGTTCGTGGTATTGAACTCCATTCCGGTGTAGCCGGAACTCCTTCTGCACAGTACAATGTGTATTTGTTCGACGTTAAGATGTCGAATGGTGCCTTCTCTTCTGTTCGAAGCCTGTATTTGAATAACGCTTCAACAGCGGACCTTGGAGCGGACGTTGTTCTTGATCCTATCTCGAATACAGCCACTTTGTTGGAAACATCCCTTGACGCCTCAATCTATGATATTGGCGCTGGTGCGGTTAAGGCCATAAGAGATTCGGGAGGTAATGTTGATACCTCTTACTCTTTCACTAAATCATTCCCAATTTCTATCGCCTCTGGCGGTACATTCACCATCAACACTGGTGCCGTGGATGAAATTTTCCCATATGGTGTTGGTGGCCTTGTAGATGACGATAAGGAAGAGATTATCATCTCTCTTGACGCCGCTGCTACCAAAACCATGGGCGGTACAGTTGCCACTCACTCAAATACAACCATCAATGGAACATCGACATTCTTCACCCGTTTGAATGTTGGTGATAAAATTTCGATTTCGACTGTTACTGGCACATTTTTTATCGATCAAATCGTCTCTGACACAGTTCTAAAAACCACTGTGGCAATTCCTTCGACAGTTACCGGACAAACTTTCACTAAACAATACAAAATCGGTGATATTGTTGATTTCACAGGGAAGGGTGCGGACGCCGGAACAGATAGAACGATCACGATCAATTCGTCAACAAGCGCATCATTCGACATGAAAGAAACCTTGTCGGCCACAACCGCTGCTACGGCGACATTGCGCTTGACAAAGACAACGGCACGTGAAACGGCGAAGCTTCTTCGTCCATCTCGTTATGTGAAGATCGATGGAGCTACTTCCGGCACAACCGGCCCATTCAATTTGGGTATTGCCGACGTGTATCAAATTCGTTCGGTTCGAACAAAAAGTTCAGCTTTCACTGCCTCTACAGACGGTACAGACGTAACAAGCAATTTCATCTTCGACAATGGCCAGCGTGATAATCTTTATGATCATGCAACGATCACACCGATTACGCCTATCGCCTCGGGTGATTACCTATTGGTTTGCCTCGACCACTTCGAACCGTCATTTACACAAGGCTTGGGTTATTTCTCTGTAGATTCATACCCAATCAACGACGCTACAATTTCGGATACGTCGATCTTGACACAACAGATTCCGGTCTATGTGTCGCCAACGACCGGTATCCGTTATGATCTTCGCAACAGTCTTGATTTCCGTCCTGTGAAGGCGGCTACTGCTACCAGTTCAACGACTGTTGCGGGCGCTACAGCCAACCCGGCCAAGACAACAAGCTTCACGGCACCATCTGGTGGTCTACATCTTCCTTCGCCAAGCGGACAGGTAACATACGATTATTCGTATTACATGTCTCGTAAGGACTTGGTGATTATGGATTCCGCTGGAAATATTTCTATTGTGGAAGGTCAGCCAGCCACGGTTCCGATCACGCCAACAACGCCTCCAAATGCCATGGCTTTGGCCACATTGACAATCGCTCCATACCCGTCATTGTCGCCTGCCTATGCCATCGAGTCAAATCGCCAAGATTTGGCTTGCACAGTCAAGAAAACGGCATACAGAAACTACACAAAACGTGATATTGGCGTTTTGGATGAACGTATTTCAAATCTGGAATACTATAATCAGTTGAATTTGCTTGAAAAGCAAGCTTCGGATTTGTCTATCCTTGACGAAAATGGCCTTGATCGCTTCAAAAACGGTATTTTCGTTGATACATTCCGTGATCACTCACAGGGTGCGATCACAAATCCTGATTACTCAATCGTTGTCGATCCGAAGGAACAGAGTATCCGTCCACAATTCGATATGGACTCGGTTGGATATCAATATGTTTCGGGTTCTGGTGTTCAGCAATCGAACAACTTGATCACTCTTCCATACACGGAAGTTTCGTTCATCGAACAACCATACGCCACAACTACAAGAAACTCGACAAACGCCGTCTACAACTTCATTGGTTTGTTGACATTGACTCCAGACTCCGACGTTTGGGTTGATACTGTTCAGTTGCCCGACACGATGGTTGGTGATTCTACACCGACAAGCGTTCCTCCGTTGCAAACAACATGGGATTCTTGGCAGACAACGATCACAGGCTATAAAGTTTACAACAACAGCACTGGCGCTCTGATTGGTACGTATACCACGGAAGCCGCTGCTTTATCGGCTGCACAGACAACAAGCAACAGAACCGGTCAATCAACAAAGATTGAACAGTTTGGTTCGCAGACACGCTCGGGAACGACCACAACGTCAAGCGTTGTTTCGACAACAGAGAATCTTGGAAACAAGGTTGTTGACGTTTCGATCATTCCATACATTCGTCCACAGACAGTTCTCTTGTCGGCACGTGACATTAAGCCAAACACTCGTCTATGGGTTTATGTCGATGATGAATTGATGTCGGACTATACGACGCCAGCGAACAGTTCTTATTCTACAACTGGTGTCGAAGGTGCAAACTGGATTTCAGGCACGGACGGCAAAGCTTACGCATTGCTTCGTTTCCCTGATTCTGGCAAGCGATTCCGTACCGGAACGAAGAAAATTCGTGTGTCGGATAGCCCAACAAATGAAGATGATTCAACGACATATGCATTGGCATATTTCACTGCCTCGGGCTTGATTCAACAAAAGCAAGACACAATCCTTTCAACCAATGTGGTTGTAACCTCACAGGATGATGTGTCACAGACTGGTGGCGTACAGGGTAATGTTACAATCATTAACCCAATCAGAAACCCCACAACGTCAACAACCACGACAGGCCGTGGTGGCAATGGTGGAAGTCGTAGTGACTGTATGGCATATACATTCTTTATCAATGCTCCTACAACAGAAGAAGGTATATTCCTCACAAGCTTCGATTTGTATTTTGAAGCTAAAAATGCAAGCTTTGGTGCATGGTTTGAAGTTCGTGAAGTGGATAATTCTGGTAACATTACTAGAAATACAGTTCCATATTCTGTTGTTGCTCTAGAACCAAGTCAGATTCAAATTTCTGATGACGCTACAGTGGCGACAAGAATTTATTTCCAATGCCCAATTTTCTTGTACAACAACGTCGAATACGCTTTGGTTATTCACCCAACTGCTACAAATCCAGATACTTATGTCTGGATTACGAAGCTTGGTGAAGCTGACGTTACAACTGGTCAAAATGTTGTAAGCAGAAAATATACAGGAACGTTGTTCGACACAAACAACAATATGGATTGGACTCCAGTTCCAAATGCCGATTTGAAGATCACCTTCTATCGTGCCGACTTCACCACAAACTCGACTGGTACAGCCAACTTTGGTAACAAGCCATTCGAAAAATTCATCATGTCTTCCGTTACTTCGGATTTCGACAAGTTCGGTGAAATCGTTAGAGGTCAGAACAGAATCACAATCTCGGGTAACACTGCCGCTATCGCAGTTGGAAACCGTCTTGTTGGCGCTACTTCTCACGCAAACAGCCAAGTTGTTGCTATCTCTGGCGGAACCTATCGTTTGTCAGCTAACTCCATTATGAACTATACATCCGGCGAAACACTGACAATCAAATCAAACACAGGAACCACAAGAGGAACAGCCACTCTCGCAACCGTAACATACCCAAGCGGCTCATTGTACAGCTATCGTGCCGTGAATGCAACTTTGACACATCTCGAATTGCGTGACACTACTGGTTATTGGGAAGACGGCGAAATCATCATTGGTTCTGCCTCTGGTGATCGTGGCACAATTGGTTCAAAAATTCCAATCAAGTACTCTGTTGTGGACTTCGAACCAAACTATTTGACTTTCCAGAACACGTCTCTTGGCTGGACCATGAAAGGAACATCGAATACCAATTCGTTGGATTCGACTTCAATTGCCGTAATTCCAGACGACAATAATTTCTTTACTTCTGAAAAGAATTTGCTTGGTCGTTCGAAGGAAGTTGATTTGATTTCGAGCGCCCGTTCTAATCAGGCTGTAGCCTCGATTGTTTCAAGCACTCCTTATGTGTCGCCAGTGATCGATTTGAACAGAACACATGGCGTCTTTGTTCATAACGTTGTAAATGCCAATACGGCTAATGAAACTGCGGCATCCGGTGGTGCAGCACAGAACAAATATATTTGCAAAACTATCACTTTGGCCGAAGGTCAAGATGCAGAAGATTTGAAAGTATATCTGACTGCTTACCGTCCACCAAATACAGACGTTTTGGTCTATGCAAAAATTGCGAATAACGAAGACTCGGATACCTTTGAAAGTCATCCATGGATTCAATTGGAAACATCTGACACTGTATTCTCTTCTATCTCTAATCAGAACGATTGGATTGAATACGAATTTGGTTTCTCTGATACAATTATGACCGGTCTATTCGGTGCTGTTCAGTATACAAATTCGAACGGCGTTGCATTCTCTGGTTTCAAACAATTCTCGATAAAAATTGTTCTAACATCAACGGATTCGGCCATGGTTCCAAGAGTGGCAGACCTTCGTTTGATAGCTCTACAGATGTAAAAATATGGATGCACGAACCGAAGTTCCCGGTATTTTCAGAAATGAGGATACCGGGGCTCTAATAAATAAAGACAATAAATCTTTGGAAGCTTACCGCAAAAGAAGACAGACGGCAAAAAATCTCCCTGTCATGGAAAAGCGGATTGCCATACTCGAAAAAATGGTGAGTGACCTTGAAACTAGATTAAGAGCTTTGGAAAATAAATGACAGTAATAACAGCAACTATTATGGACGTTCGCCCAACATCTTCGGTGACGCTCACACAATTTGGTAACAATGTTAATAGAATTGTTACCGACATTACATCGATCAATTCTGATGTAATTGCTGTTACTGCAAACGTCATAACGTTGACTGCAAATGTCGCTTCCCTAACTTCCAATGTTAACACCATTAAGACACAGATTGTTACAATCAATAACACTCTGGCGTCAAATAATATTACGGGTATCACAGGACTTTCCGGAACCGGATTGGTGGCCAGAACCGGTAACGGAACTTTCTCGTCACGTACACTCACGGCTCCCGCCGCTGGTTTGACCATCGGTAACGGTGATGGTGTTTCTGGCAATCCGACAATAGCCTTGGCCAATGACTTGGCTGCTTTGGAAGCTCTGGCCTCTACCGGTATTGCCGTTCGTACAGCCGCCGACACATGGGCTCAAAGAACGCTCACTGGCCCTTCTACTGGTTTGTCTATCAGTAATGGTAACGGTGTTTCCGGCAATCCGACAATAGCTCTCGCAAATGATTTGAATGCCCTTGAGTCATTGACTTCTACCGGTATCGCTGTGCGTACAGCCGCCGACACGTGGGCTCAAAGAAGCGTGACGGTTTCCGGCGCTGGTGTTTCTGTATCGAATGGTGACGGTGTTGCCGGAAACCCAACGATCACATTGGCCAATGACTTGGCTGCTTTGGAAGGTCTTGGCGGCACTGGCTTTCCGGTTCGTATAGGTACTGACACATGGACTCAGAGAGCTATTACAGGAACTTCTCCGGTTTCGGTTTCGAATGGTGACGGCGTTTCGGGTGTTCCCACAATTTCCGTGGCGGCATCATCAACTGCGGCATCCGGTATCGTTGAATTGGCGACAACTGCCGAAACACAGGCGGGTACAGATGCCGTAAGAGCGGTAACACCAGCGGGTTTGGCAGGGTCTATCGGCGTTACAGTGCAAGGATATGATGCTGCTACTGTTAAATCCAACGTCACAAAGAATTTCACGGTTGGGTATACGGCTACAACGCCAGATTTGGGCACTACTTCGTCTGGCACTTGGACGCCAAACATGGCTTCTGGCAACTATGTTCTCATGAGAAATGGTGGGACATTTACCATAGCTCCACCATCAAATGACGGTAGCATGGTTGTGTATTTTTACAACTCTGCACCGGGAGCGATTACTTTCTCCGGTTGGAATAAAGTTACTGGCGATACTCTTAACACAGTAGTGGGAAATGCTTTCTTCTTATTCATCACGTCTATTGGTGGTGTTAAACACTGCCACATTCAGAAAGTTCTAGGATAGTGTTTTTTCCAGCGTCTATTCCATCAGTAGTTCTAGTTGGTGTATCTGATGTAATTTCAGCACTGAAAACTATTTCATCGAGAAATGCGATGATTTCTAAAACTTCTGTTAATCAGGGGTTTGAAACCAATACAACTGTTGGTCCGTTTAATGAAGCTTTTGATTCTACCTTTGCAACCGCAACGTCTGTTTCCGGCACTTTAACATATCCCCAAGCCGCAATCAGTTTACAGAGTCGATGGACCACATTGTTGGTCTTGAATGAAGGTAGCACACCCGGAACTACTGTTGTGAACGTTAATAGTGGGGCTTATTCAGCAACAGATGAAACATTATTGTACAGCAAAACGACCGGTGTTGGTACTGCTTTCAAGTTACTTCAATTTCAAGTGCCAATTGGCTTTGGAAACTTAACGTCCGTCGCTGCAACCTTCAATAAAGCAAGTAGCACATCTGATACGAACTCACAAATGGTCTATGTTCTTCCCGGTAGATGGAGTGGTGTATCTAATGCATTCTATGCTGGTGGACAAAGCACTTCGTCATCTCATAGTACAACAAGTCTATCAGTAGCACAAAATGATTTAGTATTCATCAAAGGCGGATTGAGTATAGCTGATTCTGGTATTCCTTCAATTTCACATGGAGGACCAACAAATACTAGGATTCTAGAAACAAACAATACATATGGTGGCAATTCTAGACAAATTGCATTGAATACAATGGATGCTGCTGGAACTTTTACTACTGACACTTCTTATACATCTATAACAACGGGTGGTGGCGGTGGTCACGGTGGTGGAGGCACCACGACTACCTTTTATTTCTACAGCAATTTTGTACAGAGTATGAGATTTGTAGAACCGTGAGAAACGTAAGATACGTAGGAACCTTCAAGATTCTCCATCTTGAATTGCCCGGATTGACATTCGAGATTCCGCCAGCCCATGTTTACAACAATGAATGGGTTCTCACTAATCCAAATGACTATGTGATTGAAGAAGTCAAACAAGCAATTATAGAGGCTTATAACACTGTATGGACAGAGAAAGTAATTGCCGCATACAAGAAAAGCAGAGAAAGTGACATTGTAGCTTCTTATAGTGAGAGAACTTTAACCGATGAACAATTCGCTGAAATTTTAAAAGCAGTTCCGGAATTACTCCCTTCCGAACAATTTTTTCGACCGAATAAGACATTCATAAACAAAATGAAAAAACTTCATGGTGGCAAACATGTCATCGATTGCGGCGCTGGTAACGGCTCCACAGGAAAGGCCCTTTCAGATGCCGGGTTCGACGTAACTTGTCTCGATATTATGCCATATCAAAGTTATGAATTTCCAGTAGAGATTAAAGATGCAACAAAATTTGCATTCGACAGTTCCATGGTGTGTCTGGTTTGCAGACCGGATCGTGAAGACTGGTTTGTAGAAACAATAAAGAATGCTCTATCCAACGAATGTCCTGTAATTTATGTTCGAAAGAAAAACATAGTTTCTTTAGATGCTAAATTAATAGCCAAACATGTAGGCGAGGACGATGAATTCATGTTTTCGATCAAACCGTAACCTCTGCTTGCAATGGATGAATGGTGTAAAGGGATTACCACAAACCCATTACATGTTTCCGAACATGCTAAAAGTGGCAAATTTGGTTGACGCAATCCTCGAAAAGCATGACTTAAGAAACTGCATTTTTGCAGAACTTTACAATAACATGAATTTTGAGCAAACGCTGACATGGCGTTTTGGTTCGCCAAAGACAGACCTTTATGTATTCACACCAAATAAAATGTATCTCGATAAAGTTAATCCATTCCTCCATCAATGGAAGGAATGCGACATAGACCACGATGTCACAAAAATTTTTGGAACAAAATATAGTCAAGGCTCTCGCATTATAGATTTACCAGACAAATATAATCTCTTTTTATTGCAAGACAATATTGGACCTGAATATGATCATATGCTTGATGCGATGAAATATGCGGAAGAACAAAAAGTATATACTGTTTTCAAGCAGCATCCATTGACCGAAATTTGTATACATAATTCTGACTACATAATTTTTGCTGATGCAAATTGTAACCTTGATCATTTGTTGGACAATGCCGACAAAGTGTTTAGTTCATGGTCCAGCGTGAGCCTCAATGCCATGCTGAAAGGCAAACCATGTGCTACCTACGACACGATGGCATTTTCGGAAATTGTCCCGAAAATTGACAGTGCATATCAGCTAGAGGATATCGAACCGGTCAATCAGGATGATTTAAGTCGATTCCTATCATGGTTCACACATAAACTCTGCATCGACGTTTCCAAGGAAGGATTTGAAGAAAAAATTGAGCAACGAATTGTATCGTTTCGATAAGCCATGGCCGCATATTGTTATTGATGATTATTATACCGAAGGGCAGATGGCTTTGGCCGTTATGGAAATTTTCGCCGTGCTTCGAAATGATCGAAGCGAATTCATCACCAAAACAGCGGACAAAATTTTCATTACGAAAAGCAATCTATACAAAAATTCAAAATTTCCGAATACCAAAAATTTGTTAGAAAGCAGAGACACAAAAAATTTCCTCGAATATTTTGCGGATAAACGAAACTATTCAAACCTTACTCTCTATGGTGAGGCTATCCTGTGTCTAGATGCATCAGAACACCCCATTCATGACGAAGCTGAAAATAAAGTCATTTCCGCTGTTACCTATCTCTATCCACAGGAAGGACAGGGAACCTTGATCTATGACCAAGAAAAAAATTTCGTCAAGCAAATCGAATGGAAGCCAAACCGCATGATGGTGTTCGCTGGCAAAACTGGCCTAACATGGCACTCCTACAAATCGACAGGTGGCATTCGTCTTTCTCTAAATTCCTTTCTTTTAAATGATTAGTATTAAGCGTTTCGGCTTCAATTTTATCAACATTCCAAAGAATGCTTCAACGTCTGTAAGACGTTTCTTCATCGATAACGTAGTTCAGCCGGAAGATTCGTTCTCGAATTACTATGATGAACTTAATATTCCACATTCACAAAACATGTCACCGAAACATGCCGATCATTCTCACATGGATGTCGAGTATGTCATAAAACACCGACTCGCCCATGAAACAGATAGATTCATCGGCATCATCAGAAATCCTTTAGAACGAGTGGTTTCACTTTTTCTCTATCGACAAAAGCAGGGGTTTAACAAATCTTTAACTGCGGAGGATTTCAAAAAAATAGTGACGAAGCATGGGTATTTTCCAGATAGAAAATGGCAAAACCAGCTTCAATCTTCATTTCTTACCTATAAGGGCCAGAATATAGGCGAATGGTGGTTATTTGACGATATACAAAAACACATCGATGAATTCAGTGAAACACATAACATTCAAATTAAAGTTCCGCTGATGTGGAAGAATAAATCCCTACCAAAAAATCGTCTTACGAAAGATTACTTATCTTGGTTTTACGATGATGCAGCACTTAAAGCTGTGAATAAATACTACGAAAAAGATATTGAAATTTACGAAGGACTAAAATGCTCGCATTGATAAAGAAATCTAATTCCAGCGTGGTTAAAGAAGTGTTAGCTGGTAGTTCTTTCACCATTGGCAACGATGTCATCCAAGGTGCCGGTGCCGGATGGGACAATGGCACGTACACTCTAAAAGAAATTCTCCCTGCCGATCCTATTCCGGACGGAAAAATTGGAACTACTGTTTCCATCGTTGTCACATCCGGTGTTCCTAAGTACGTGTGGGCGACCATTTCAAAGGTTGTGTCGTCTGACGAAGTGAACGAAGAAAGAGACAATCGTATCGCTAATGGGTTTGTATTTAATGGCAAATCTTACGCCATGGATAATGAATCTAAGGCTCGGATCATCGGAGCGGCTACATTGGCCGGTTTTGCCGTAGCATCCGGTTCCCCCGTTGGTAACTATCGTTGGCATGGCGGCTCATCTGACTTTGTTTGGATTGCCGATGACAACACTCTAACAACCATGGATGCTCAAACATGTTTTGCCTTTGGGCAGGCGGCGGCATCATGGGAAACAAAATGTATCTTTGCGGCACGAGCAATCAAGGAAACTTCACCAGTGCCGGTCAATTACAAAGATAGCTCTTTCTGGCCCGTATCTGGATAAAAATGTCTAATTTCACTGACCCTATTCAATTTGTTTCTACAGAATATTTTAATGGGGATAGACGAGTATATCGCCTAACCCGTGACCTTATTTGGGAAGTTGGTGAACTTGGTTCAGAAAATTACATTTATGTCCAGAAAGGTTACCTTACCGATCTTATGTCAATCCCCAGAATCTTTGAGGGATTTATAAATACATCAGGGAAATATGCTGCCGCTGGTGCATTGCACGACAAACTATACGATGTTCTTGATAAGAATAGACTTTTTGCTGATAACCAATTGTTTGATGCGATGATTGCTCTTGGTGCCTCACGATGGCTTGCTTGGGCCGTATGGATTGTAGTGCGCTTGAACGGCGGAAGAGCTTTTAAGGAAAAGAAAATTTATGGCGTTACCAACTACAAGAAAGGCGTTTAAGGAATACATCATGCGCCGTCTCGGCTTTCCGGTTATTGAAATCGCCGTGGATGCCGAACAAGTCGAAGATCGTATCGATGATGCTCTTTCGTATTATCAGGAATACCATTTCGATGGTATGACCCAAATTTTCTACAAACATCAAATCACCGCCGACGATATTGCAAACCAATATATTCAAATTGATAGTTCCATTACCGGTATCACAAAGGTAGTGGACGGTTCTGGTTTGATTGGTTCTGCCTCGGCTCTGTTCTCGACAACATACCAAGTGATGCTGAATGATTTCTACAATCTAACCAGCACATCTATCGTTCCATACTATTTGGCGATCAGACACATCAATATGTTCAACGATTTCTTTAATTCCACCCCCGGCATTCGCTTCAATCGTAAGATGAATAAGATTTTCATCGACACGGATTGGACGAAATATGCGGTCGGAACATATATTATTTTTGACGCCTATCAGGTTCTTGATCCGAATGAATATCCGGAAGTGTGGTCTGATAAGTGGCTTCTCCGTTATGCCACGGCGCTTGTCAAAAGGCAATGGGGTGCAAACCTAAAACTATACAAGTCCATTAAAATTTTGTCTGGTGCAGAATTGTCCGGTCAAGAAATTTTTGATGAAGCTGAAAAGGAAATCCAAGAATTAGAAGAAGAAATGATTCGTTCGTTCTCAATTCCTTTGACAGATATGTTTGGACCGGGTTTGTAAATATTATAAATAACATATAAATCTAACTTTCAGAGGAAATATAACTTATGACCCTTCAATATAGTGTGGCAGTTCGTAACGCACGTCTAGATGTTGTCGAATCGACTATTGGAACTGCACCAACTCTTTTGATTAAATCTGGTGCTGCTCCTGCTTCATGCGCCGCTGCTAACTCCGGTACTGTTCTTGCAACATGTACTTTGCCTTCTGACTGGATGGCCGCTGCATCTGGCGGAACAAAGGCATTGTCTGGCACATGGCAGGATACATCTGCCGATGCGACCGGTACAGCCGGTCACTTCCGTATCTTCTCGTCTGGCGGTACTTGTCATGCACAGGGAACCGTTACTGCTACGGGCGGCGGTGGCGACATGACCGTTGACAACACTTCGTTCGCATCGGGACAGGCATTCTCGGTTACTTCGTTCACATTGACAGCCGGTAACGCTTAAACTGCATAATCCTTTCATAAAGCAAAAAGCCCCTTACCTCACGGTGGGGGCTTTTTGTTTTTAGAAGACAGTATAGCCTAAATAGTATTGTTATATTTGGGGAATTTGTATCGGTGCCTTTGGTAGATAGCAACCTAGAAACTACTTGGTCTTCACTGTATAGTTGTCTTGTTGACGGTGTTGTCGTTGGGTACGTTCGTTCGGCAAAAACACAATATTACGGAAATGATCATTTAATATTGAAAAATGCATTGGATTTGCAACCTACTCAAAGAATAGCTTTGATTGGGGCTGGTTTTGGCTGGTCTGCGGAAGACTGGATTGCCCAAGGTTTGAATGTGACCGCCACAGATATTTCAACATGGATTCATGAAAACAAACATATCCATGCAAAAATTCAAATTCTGAATGAAGATTCTCTATCCGAGAAAAGTCGTGAAAATATCGAGAATTTTGCGGGAGGTAAGATCGATATAGCGATCACGGAAGACGTGATGCCAAATTTGTCGGATGACGAATGCTTGGAACTCGCAAAAAATTTAAGATTTCTGGCACCAAAAGTTGTTCATTGGGTGTCATGTATTACACCTAGTTCAGAAGGTTCACCATTAAACATGAAGTCAATAGAGGATTGGAAAGCGCTTCTTTCACCGGATTTGGTGATCAGACGTGGTTCTGATGTGGTGATCTAATGACTCTACCTGTAACAATTACTGGTATAAGCTCAACTGTAAATCCTGTAGGTCCGTTTCTAGGAACGCCACCGGGTACTGCATATGCCCAATCCCTTAATTCAGCGGGTTTGAGCGATGCTAACAACCTTTGGGGTGATGCCACTAGCCGTATAGGCATGGCCCAAAAAATCACTACAGGCAGCGCTGTTACTATCGCAACTGCCTCTTTCTCTCTAAAAAAATTCGGAAGCCCTACCGATAATCTTACTGCACTCATTGTTGCATCTGATGGAACCACAGTACTGGCTACATCTGCAACGGTTGCCGGTTCATCACTAACAACCTCTTATGCATGGGTGAATTTCACATTCAGTACTCCATATGCATTATCGGCTTCAACGATCTATTACATCGTGATCACCCGTTCAGGAGCGGCGGATGCAAGCAATTATTATCTCCTTGATTGGAGTACAGATAATGTTTACACAGGGGGTGAACTCCACACTTACAGCACCGCCAGTGGTGTGGGGAACAGTCAGGGAACGTCCACGGATGCGCTATTCAAGATAAGTACTGCCGGTTCTTCTGCATTCTATTTCTTTGCAGTCGATGGTACGACTGCAACAACATTGCAGGCATATAAATCAACAGCACCAACTTCCTCTTGGTCAAGTGTCACTACAAAAACTGGCTTCACTACCGGAATTCAGTGGATTTCTGGATTCCAAGTAGGTAACATCATCCACTTGTGTATAACAGATGGTGCGACAACATCTGTAAACTTCAAATATCTTACTTTCGATATATCGTCAGATACATTCGGTACTGTCGAAACAATTACGTCTGCGCTGAATACACAAACTAACGCACTAATCAACGCATACACCAATTCGATCATCGTTCGTTCCGATGGTTCAGTCGTAGTCTTGCACCAAGGCGCTCGTGTTGTCAGCATGAGCAACTCTTACTCAAGAACCGTGTACTCACGTCGTTCGACGGGTGGCGTTTGGACGACCAACACGGCGGTTGATGCTGGTGGCGCATTCGATGGTATTGTATTTGATGCTATTCTGGGCACCAGTGACATTATTCATTTTATTTTCTCTGCGGCGTCGGGAACGGCAGCACAAAGAGCGTTGTCTAGTGCAAACGTCCTACAAACACAATCAACGGCAACTACTTTCCTATATTCTACTCCGGGGCCTGTCTGTACATCGACATCATACCTAAGTACAAACCAGAGAATAGTATTTGCTCATGGTACATCGGTAAACCAGACGGTAATTACCCCACAAGGTATGCGTTTTGACTCTGCACTGACGCCAACAGTTACCGGAACATCAACTGGCGGTACTAACAGCGGTTCTATCAGACTATTCAACGATAGCGGAAATGTGTATGCATACTATGGTCTTGGATCGACAACACTTTCTGTAAAGACTTCTACAGATAACGGCGCAACTTGGGGTTCTGGTACACTCGACTACACCGGAACAACCAGTGTTTCGATTATCTCTCACGACGCAAGAGCCGTTTATCAATCTGGCAATTCAATCGTATTTCCATACATTATGAATGACAATGGAACATTGAAATACAATGAATATACGATTCGAACACTTGGTATTTCTGGCACTTCTTCTATTACAGAAGACAGTGATACAGTTGCATCAGCAACAACAATTGCGATTAAAGCTACTTCAACTCCTACGGAAGCTGATGACACACTATCATCAGCAAGCCACAATAGCAACCCGAATACAGCATCGTCTTCAAGCGGCGAATACAATTTTCCAACAACGATCGATACTACATTGCTTGTTGGTTATAATGCTAGCAATATTGGTGCAGCGCAGACTTTCACACCATCTAAACAATTAGTTGTTGATAGCTGTGTTGTTAGATTGGCCAAGCAAGGTAGTCCTACAGACAACCTCTACGTTGAGTTGCGTGATGCTACTGGTGCGACCGTATTAGCGACGTCATCGACTGTTGCTGGCTCCACATTAACAATTACTGCTACCAACACCACGTTTACCTTTCCTTCTCCGATTACCGCCAACGCAGGTACAACGTATATGCTGTTGGTTAGCAGAAGTGGTGCAACTGACACAGTAAACTATTATTTCGCTTCCGGTCAATTTAATGGCACTTATCCTAATGGTTCAGCGAGCATCTATACTGGCGGTACTTCTTATACTGGAACTCCAAGTGATCTGTATTTCTCGGTTGGAAATTCCGGTCAATTCATTGTAGAAGCCGACGACGCCACTTCATCTACTGCTACGATTGCGATCAAGGCTAATGCTTCTATAACAGAAGCAAATGACACTGTGACGGCAGTTATCCAAGTAACGCCGATTGCCGGAACTGCCTCTATCACCGAAGCGAACGATACTGTATCGTCGGCTTCCACAATTTCTATTACGGCTTCTGGTGCGATATCAGAAGCCGGTGACACTGTTGCTTCGACTTCCACAATTTCGATCAAAGGTACAGCCTCGATTACGGAAGCCAATGATACCGTTGCTTCGACATCCACAATTGCTCTAAAAGCTTCTGCATCGATCACAGAAGCCGGTGACACTGTTGTCTCTCCATCGACACTGGCCATAAAGGCAGCGGCGTCTATCACAGAAGCCAATGACACTGTTTCATCTACAGCAACGATTCCGATTAAAGCAAATGGTGTCACATCAGATGCAGACGATACACTGTCATCAACTGCAACGATTTCAATTAAGGCAAATGAAAGCGTATCTGAGGCAAACGATACGCTAAGCTCTACTGCTACAATCTCTATCGTTGCTAACAAGCCAAAAGGCTTCTTTGTAACCAATTCCGGCGATAACAGTTTCAATTGGACTGGCAGCGCTTATGTTGTGCCAGACGGTTCACTGATCATCGCTGGTGCGTTTGATTTCCCTTGGACATCTTCTGATAAGGGTGTTTCATGGACTCAACAGACTAATCTATCAGGACAGTCCTACCTATTCGGTAGCAACTACGATGGTAGCATTCTAATTGCACCGCTGTCTTTCGGGGACATTTATAAATCAACCAATAGAGGCGTAACGTGGTCTGCCACAGGCGCATCGACTTTCGCAGAATTGACAGGCAACTGGCAAGCTGTAGGAATGTCGAATGATGGCTCTGTCATCATTGCTGGTGAACGTAATGGAACGACTGGTTCACATCCTGTAATCTCATACAATCAGGGCTCAACATGGGCGTCACTAACTGCGGCTGGTGTTAGAACATGGGTTGATTTTGCACTTTCAAGCGATGGCTCGGTAATCTATGGCCTAACTTTGACAGGACTATGGAAAAGCACGAATTCTGGTGTCAGTTGGACTCAAGTAACAACGATTCCTTCACCCGGTCCTAACGGAAATTCAGCGTACAAAGACATCGATTGCTCTGTCGATGGTCAAACAATTGCAGTTACAGCACGTTCAGCAACAACACCAGTAGCCGATACCTACCTTTATTCGACAAATGGTGGTACGACATGGACGTCAAAGACGTTAACCAGCCCATCTGAACTTCATTACCTATCGTTGTCAGATGATGGCAGTATCCAGTATTTGTCAGGTGGTGATGGTACGTTTGCAGCAGTATATCAGTCTACAGACCACTTTACAACATTCACTGCTCTAACGCCACCAAATACATACAACGGACAGTATTGGGAAGTTAGTTGTTCTGCGGACGGCAAGTTTGTTACCGCTCTTGACTACAATGACTACAACATTGTTGCTTATGACAGTTCTACACCTGTCATAACAGAAGCAAACGACACTTCTTCATCTACTGCTACAATTGCAATCAAAGCCAATGCTTCTATCACAGAAGATAGTGATACGCTAAGTGCAACATCTGTATTGACTAGTGGTCGTTCGGCGGATGCTGCTATAACAGAAGCAAACGATACGGTTTCTTCTACAGCAGCTTTGCCTATCAAAGCTACTTCATCCGTAACAGAAGCGGACGATAGTCTAGGTTCTGCAACTAAAGTTGCGATTGCTGGTGCTGTAGCATCCACAGAAGCAAACGATTCTGTTTCTTCTACAGGCGCATCACCAATTCATGCCGTAGCTGCATTGAGCGAAGCGGATGACACGGTTTCCGCTGTAGGTTTTGTTCCGCCACAGGTTGCAACTGTAAATATTACAGAAGCAAACGATACGGTTTCTTCTGCTTCGACAATCACTCTGAAAGCTTCTGCCTCGATTACAGAAGCCAATGACACGGTTTCGGCTGTAGGCTTTGTGCCGCCACAGGTAGCAACTGCGAATATTACAGAAGCCAATGACACGTTCACTTCTGTTGCTACATTGCCGCTTAAAGCCACGGCATCGATTACAGAAGCCGATGACACATTGGCTGCGGCGGCTGGTATAGTACTAGGCATATTGAATGTCACGGAAGGTGACGATACCGTATCGTCAACCGCAACACTGCTTATCAAAGATGTAGCGGGTATTGTAGAAGCTGATGATGCCGTATCGTCACCCGCAACACTGCTTATCAAAGGCACCAGCAACCTTCAAGAATCTGGTGACACAGTATCGGCAAGTAGTGTTATTTCGATTAAAACTTCTGCCTCGATTGCAGAAGCCAATGATACTGTTTCTGCGACTGGCGCTATCGCAATTAAGGCTTCGGCCTCGATCACCGAAGGTTCAGACACGGAATCGTCTGCATCGGCCATCGCTGTACATGGTAGTGCTTCTATTGGCGAAGCGGATGACGGACTCGTATCCGCTACTCGTCTGATAATTCAAGCGGCGCTTTCAGCAATTGAAAATGATGATAACGTATCTTCATCAACCGCAATTTCTATTCGGGCTTTTGGCGATCTTGTAGAAGATAATGACAATATCGACGGAACTTCTACACTAAGCATTAGTGGTTCGGCTTCTATCGTTGAAGATGATGATAACGATGAAGATACAGCCTCGCTAAGAATTCAAGCTTTTGCAAATATAGCAGAAGAGAACGATCTTGTAGATGCATTCGGACTACATGCCGAACTTGAAGGCGTTCTAGTTTGCATCGAACAAAATGATACAGTGATCGCTATTGCGAGATATGTCCAGAGTAACAGACTTAGTTACGATGATTACTTGCGAACATTTACAAAAGGTATCAAAGTGCCCGGATATACGAAAAATTCTAATACAACACTTGGTGTTATAGGAAATACCACGAACGATGACAATAATTTTTCATATGATAAATACTTGAATAAATTCATAAAGAGATGATAGATGGCTTCACTTTCACCCAATAGATATATTAACAACTACATCTTTGGTCCAACCCAAAAGTTGTTTGAAGACCTCACCATAGGTGCTATCAAAAATATGGGTTTCTGGGTAAATTATTTGCCACGTACTTCCGTGAATTTGGACGATCTTTTCGGGGAATCGACCGTCAATTCCTTCAATGATGCCGTGATGATCGAAGCTTATCCGAACAATACGGAAGGATTCGACGGCGCTCGATTCATGTCGAAATTCGATGTGCAAATCAAAGATGAATTGCATCTCTCTATATCTCGCAAGCGTTTTGAGGAAGTTCGATTGGAACATCTGATGTCGGAAAATGATGACACGATGGAGCAAGAGGTTACCAATCGCTACATGCCCGGCCAATTGAATGGCATTTTGATGGAAGAAGGCAATATCGAAGGATACTATATCCCTTATGACCGTCCCCGTGAAGGCGATCTAATCTGGGTATCCACATTCCAGCGTCTTTTCGAAATCAAATTCGTACAGCACGACGCCATTTTTTATCAAGGTGGTTCATTGCAGACATACGAATTGTTCTGTGAATTGTTCGAATACAGTCACGAAAAACTTGATACCGGTGACACGGAAATCGATTCAATCGAAGATTTGTTCTCTGGCGATCTTATGCGTTCTCCAATGACCACGGAAGATGACGATTCCATCAAATTGGAAGACGATACAGACCAAGCCACGATTATTGATGAAGACGTTCAGGTTGAAGATACGGACAAACAAGCGGACAACAAGCTTCTCACTGATGAAGCTGATGGCGTTGTAGATTTCTCTGAAATTTCTCCATTCGTCAAAAGAAACACCGATTTCAAATGGTAAGTATCCCATTTAAATTAGTAGGAGGTTAAAATTTTAGGCCACAGCTTTTATCACTCGACTACCAGAAAATACGTGATTATGTTCGGAAACATTTTCAATGAAATCTACATTACCCGTCTGGCGGCTGACAAAACGGAACTTCAACAAATAAAGGTTCCTATCACCTATGCTCCAAAGCAAAAATGGTACGCATTGATGAAGGATCACCCTGCCAACAATCCAGTTGTCAAGATACAATTGCCTCGCATGGGGTTCATTTGCGATGGTTTCACAATCGATGAAAGCCGTAAGAACAATGCCATACATAAATTGGTGTCTATTGTCGATGATGGAAACAAAGTTCTTACACAATTCATGCCGGTTGCCGTGAAATTTAAATTTCAACTCTATGCAATGTCGGTTAACACGGATGATGTATACCAGATTGTGGAACAGATTGTCCCATTCTTCAATGGTGATTTCAACACGACGCTCGATTTGATTCCGGGCTCTGCCTACAAATATGATGCTCGTGTCAACATGTTGGATGCACCGACGATGGACGACATTTACGATGGCGATTTCAAGGAACGCCGTGTGCTGACTGCTACCTTCAACTTCGAAATCGATGGATGGATTTTTGGCCCGATTCAGAAATCAGGAGTGATCAAACGTGTTCAGGTGGATTTCCACTCGATACCCGGCCTTGGAAAAATCACAGAAGACGAAATGCAGGCCCATGGGCGTGTTGCTCGTATCATGGTGACTCCCGGTCTGACAAGCGATGGCCAACCCACATCAGACCCAAATCTTACAATCCCATATCAGGACATAAATAAAGAAGACGATTATGGCTTCATTACTGCCATTCAAGAGTTTCAGGACGGAAAGAAATATGATCCTGTGACAGGAACCGACAAATGACAAAAAAATTAATTCATGAAATTTTGGATATCGATCCAGAACCGGAACACGAAAACCTAACGGACACTCAACCGGAAACCCTAACGGAAGCACAAAATCTTCCGGCTCCCGTGAGTGTCGGCGGTGCGGTCACGGAACCGATGGATGCCGAAGAGCAACAGCTACAGGCAGATTTCGAGGAAGCGAGACGCAACATAGCAGATGCCTTGGAAATCGCTGTAGAGGCGGCTGAAAAGGCCGCACAGATAGCCTCTGACACGGAAGATGACAAAGACTTCCAAGCGCTCAACGGCTTGCTCAAAACCATCATCGATGGCAACGAAAAGCGAGTAAATATTTTTTCTTCGAAGATGGCGTATATCGAGAAAAAAAGAAAAATTTATATGCCGGATACGAATGGAAACGCAAAGGTCTACATCGACAAGGCCGTTTTCACCGGAACTCTAGAACAAACTCTAGACGCATTGAACAATAAAAAAGAGGAAGACAATTAAGTCTTCCTCTTTTGCCCTCGGTGGCTACCTTGACTACTTCAACGAAGTAAATCAGGTTTCGAGATTACAAGTTTTTCAGAATTTCGTCCAAATCGGCGTCTTCACCGCTTTCGACTTCTGCATCAGCGCTTGCTACTTCGGCATCAACCTTCATAGAAAGGCGTTCAGCGGTCGTTGAAACAGATTCGGTCTGAATCTGTAGGACTTCATGAAGCTTCTTTTGAAGATCGTCATAATTTTCGTAGTTCTTCGGATCAAGGAATTCCGATAGCGAGTACTGCGAATTCCAGACGGCTTCGATTTCTTCATCTTTCTTGAACAGAACAGATGGAGTTGCGAAGCTAGAGTCATCGTAGTTGCGGAAATCGCCAACTTTCTTGATCTTAAGCTTGAAGTTCTGGCCTGTCCAGAAATCGAACGGATCATTTGGTTCTTCACCAAGTGCTTCATCCGGAGTCATGATATTCTTGATCTTCTCAAAAATCTTTTGACCATACTTGAACAGGAATACTTTGCCGTTGTTTTCTGGATTACCCGGATCGGTAATTACCAGAATGTTCGACACAAACACAAGCTTGCGCTTCTGTGCACGTGCGATTTCCTTGGCTTCATCGGTCCCCTTGTTCCAAAGCATAGAATTATACTCGGAAACGGGGTCTTTCTGACCTAGCGAAGTAAGGGATTTTTCGATATACCACTTGCCCGATGGGCCTTTGAAGCCGTGTTCAAAGTACTTCACCCATGGGAGAGCGTCAATACCATCTTCCTTTGATGCAGGGAGGAAGCGAATAAGAGCGTTGCCATTGCCAGCTTTGTCAACGGTTGGTTGCCAAAAGCGAGCGTCTTTAGCGCCTTGTTCGGAATTTGCTTGGGATTTTGTGATTAGGTTATCGAGACGGGATTTCGAGGACTTTTTCAAGTCCGAAAGGGATAGTGACATATTTTCTTATTATCCTATATTTTGTCATATCCACGTTATCCATAATAATTTTGACGTATTGTTGATATCTTTTTCTTAACCACACTAGACATAATATCTTTTATTTATACCAGAAGAACAGTGAAAAGTCAAGAAATTTTAAAATTTCTTTCCGTTTTCTTTCATTCTCTGTTCTAGTTTGTGATCTTCCCGAATGGCGTTGTATGCCATCTTCTCTTGAAAAGCACCTTCCAAATCATAGCCGAAGGCGTGGCAATAATCGAAAATTCGAATGAGTGTGTCGGCAAACTCGACTTCGGCACATTTACGGTGCGGGAGCTTGTCATCCATGAGGTTCTTGCGTTCACCTTCCAAGGCTTCTGAAAGCTCGGAATGCATGAGCGCAATCGCTTCACCCTTGTTGCGGGTTCGAACGTCTTCTGGCCACCACTTGGCATTCGCCTTATGACACATTTCAGCGTATTCGTTCAGGTTCATGAGAATTTTTCCCGCAAAGCAGAAATTTCTCCACTTGGTGCCTTCATTGGAGATACACCGACAATCTCGTAATCCAGCACGACCTTTGGTGCTTTTAGACGGCGGGCAACTTCACGCTTGCCATTGGCTTCATATGTCTTGCTCTTGACAACGACCGGCTCATAGCGTGGGTCTACAGTCGAAATCCATGGTTTGTTCGATTCACCATTGGTCTTACGATTTTCGAGACGCCATTCGTTACGGCGTTCAATTCTTGATTTTCTCATATATTCCTATGTTTATAGTTGTAACTACTGATTGCTTCTTTTATCTTTTCATTATCTTTTGGTATGAGCGGGACATATTTCTTCAAAAATCGAATATAGTCCCCAAACAATACTGTATCATCACAATTTTTAGTCCAGTAATCGACAATTCGATCACCTAAAAATAGCATCACACAAGCCATGGTGAAAATCGAAATTTCATTTTCCAAAACCGCTTGGAAAATTTTTGGATGATTGCCATCGACACAGACGGTCAAATCTTTCAGACCATCGAACTTGTTCAAATCCGAAGTCAGATTGTATGAGGCGTTATACCAATTTGTCGATTTTTCATAAATTTCTGTCGCATCTTTGTTGGCATAGGCATTGATGAATGAGCCTATTTTTCCGGTCTTCACAAAACCGTCGATCATATTGGCGACAAAGAAATCTTTAATAGCTTCTTCGTTCTGGAATTTGAAGGCGATCTTTTCGACTGCCCATGTTTCCGCTGGCTTTAGTCCGGTCCGAGTCTTGCCTTGATATTTGATGTAGTCGTATGAGCCGGTGAAGTGCAAACGAAGAGCAACAAAAATCTGTTTCGTTCGCTCGGGAGAAATCATTCAAATTCCAGTGATTGTGGTTTCTCTTCCAAAAGGTTTAGATCGCTGGCTTCCTTTTCGATCATACCTTTGACATTGGCGTTTATAAGCTTGGCGGCTGTCTCGGGCTCGATATCTCTCACTTGACAGATATGCAATACGGCATCCATGTAATCGGAACCGGTTTCCAGAACAAATTTTTCAACTTCCTTCGAAAAACTATCCTTGGTCAGAATGTTCGGTAGGCTGTTCATTTAATCTTTCGTGTTTATAATGTTGTGGCTTTGGAGCTTCATACCAAAAGCAAACTCTTGGCGGCTCTTTGTAAAGCGTGTGCACGGAATGAGGCACATTTTCATATCGACGTGATGCTTTGCGGATTGTTTTGCCGGTCTGTTCAGCGGTATCGATAATCAGCAATCGGCCAAGATGGACGGGAGCATTGGCACCGTATGGGATGAATGGAATATGCAGGAAATGCGAGGCATACACGGCTGCTACAGCGCCGGAACGTCCCGGCCCGGTCACCACACCAAATTCATCAAAAGAATCGTCTGAAAGCTGTTCCCTAAGCGTTTGAGAGAACTCTTCCTCACTGACTACACGCATTATTTCTTTAATCGTTGATTCATAAATTCCCGCAAGGCATTATTGATACGGGTTTGATACCCTTCGCCTTGCTGTTGAAAATAAGCTATAATATCCCGATCAAGCCGAATGGTTATCAGCTTTTTGGCATCTGGATTTGCTTGGGTTGTCTGGACTTCTTTGGTGAAGTCTCGCTTCGGCTTATCAGGGACTCCGAATAACGATTCGAAGTCATTTAGGAAGTCGCTCAATCCAACGCCTGTTTCGGCTTCTTAGCCGGAATCATAGGAACTGGCGTGTCGTCTTCTTCGTCTTCCGGTGGACATCCGTATTCGTCCAATCCATATTTTTTCATGATGGCATATGCGCCATTTATGCGATGGTCATAAACATCGCCTTGCATGATCGAAGCAAAGGATTGGGCCAAGAAAACGAAGTCATCCCAAAAATCTGGGTCTAAATCTTTTTTCATGATCCAACAATTTCCGTTGTACCGGACCAATGAAATTCGTTTAGAGGCTTATGTGTTTTGCACTGACAACAGAAGGTGGCAGAATAAAATTTCGGATTACGAGCGTAGGTTTCAGCGATGGCTTGACCCATCGTGGTTTCGGTTCCACACACTGTGTGTTTGTAGCTTCTGCGAAGCGGGCGAACGAAGCCCTTGGCCCGTTCGTCTTCCGAGAGAATCACATAAGCCTTTTGTTGACCTGTGACCGGATTGATTTCTGTATGGGAATTGTCTTCCGGCACAAGTGCGCCGTTGGTTAATATTCTACTCAAATTTTTTCCTGAAAATAGAAGCGGCGGTTGATTCTGTTTCCAAGTTCAACCGCCAAAACTCATTGGCTACTGCTGATTAGGCAGCGATTGCCAGAGGAACGAAGTTATCGTTGTCTCTTATTGTGTTTAGCCCGATAACGGCGGTACAATGCCGGTTGCTCCAACTTCCTATTACGTACCAGTCGATCCTGTTTCTAGCCCATCATAACCAGATAGAACGCCAGCCATCATACGACGCCGTGTTATTGGCCGGGCTTTCGTCCCTCTATCTGGTTGTGGTGGACTAGTCGGGTTCCGCCCCCGAGTCCTGAATACCTTTCAGTCGTCTTCATCACAACGAGTATATGTATAATCTATTCGCTTTTAAGAGTCAAGCAGAAAAATTAGAAATCTTTCAGCGTAGAATCGATCTTGCGAGAAACGATCTTTTCGTACAAACCGGAGAACATATTGTAAATGTGATCCCAAATTTTGCGGAAAAGATCATGGGTAACAGTCCAGAAGAGAGACGGAACCCACCAGACAAGCCAGCCCATGATTCGAGCCTTGTTCTTCAAGACTTTCAGGCTATTGTATTCGGATTTTTTGAAGGCTTCGATTGAGGTATCATCACGATTATTGAGTTTGAACCTCTCGAAATCCGTTTTGATTCTGTTCGTCGATGTGTTCACGACATACAGCCATTTCACGACGGAATATATCGCACCGGTCACAAAATATAAACCGGTGTAGATCGCAGCGGTTCCGGGGTTGGCGACAATCCAAGGAAGCGGATTGTAGTCCGTGAAGATATAAAAGAAAGCGGCAGCAAGAACGATTGAGACAAGGCCAGCGACGATGGACTCATATTCACTAGCTGCAACAGCAAACGCAAATGGGATTAGCATTAATCCCCAAAACAAATAATCCATAAATTTCCTTAATTAAGATTGCAGATATCCAATATGTACCACATTGGAATCTTTTTGTCAATCAAAATTTAGAATATGGATGGAGCTTTTCGCCGGTCGTGTATTTTTTGGCTTTGTAGTCGTAACCAATGTGTCGATAGAAAGCGAAAAGACTCGAAAAAGGAATGGTAGGACCACCTTCGAGTCGTCCTCTTTCCCTTTCAAACTCAACTTCCCGTTCTGTTTTGAGGGAGAACAAACGCTTGTCGGTCCAGTTTCGATAATGAGAACTGCCACCATGGAAGAAAGCGTTTAGGGAAACGATGGTGCGGTAAAATCCTACACCATCGATCTTGTCTGGGCTATCCCCATATTGAGGCGTGGGGAAGGAATATAGCTGAACTTCGTCGGTCGTTAAATCCAAAGCCGAAACATAATAGGTTCTCATGGCTTACGAATCTGCTTTACGCCGCCCTTGTCGATGCGCTGTTCAGCATAATCCGTGCCGTGTTCACGGACGGTCATGATGAAGCCATTGATTGCCAGCACGTCGAACCATGCGGCATCCGGCAACATGTTGAAAGCGACCACATCGCCAACCTTTGGTTCAAGCTTTTTCATGAGATTCCTCCTTAACCCGCATCGCCAAATCCCAATCGAAATTATCTTCGACGGGCACCAGAAGCTCGTCAATATCAGTCATGACGGCATTGTATCGTTCGATGAGTTTCTTGGTGACGGTGACTTCACCCAATTTGACGGGCTCGCCATCTTTGGTAAACCAGTTCAAACGACCGAAGTCATCGACTGTGGCGCTTTGGGCAACTTGGTGGATGACCACCTTAACATCCCTCGCCGGTCGTTCATTTTTGAACCAATTGAAGAAAGCCGTTTGAAGGCTTTCATCCTTACCCCACGACATTCCACCACGGACAACATAATAGTCCATGTTATCCGGCTTTTCATCTTCGGCCATGTTCGACTCCTTTGATGGACCTACAGGCCCGTTTGGGTTTTAAGCCATCGGGAGAGAAATGGGAATAGGGCGCTGTTCAGTGGCCAGCTTGGCGATTGCCATTTCGTACTGGTCCTTGAGGTTCCCGAAGTTGCGCTTCAACTCTTTGCGCACCACGATATGGTTTTCATCGGGAAAGCGCTTCAAATCGGGAAAGTTGGCGAACGCAACAATTTGCGCCATCTGAACCCGGTTGCCTTTATCAGCCATTCACAATCCTTTCATAATCCAATGACTATGACGTTAATATATCGGTTATATGAATGAATGTCAAGGGGAATTTTCGAACAAAAATTTCAGCATGTAGCTCTTCGATCCTCTTTTATCGATAGCTCTGCCTCTCAACCAACCGCTTTCGAGATAGGAATCCAGTTCTTCACTCGGAATAGATTTGGTGACCATTCCTTTGTAAACCCAATTCCGGCCCGTGTGTGCCGTTGACATTTTTTCTTTCGTTTCTGGGGAATGTTTTTTGCCGGTCATGCCGACATGATTTTCTTTAATTTTTTTGCGGGAAGCGGCGGTATGTTTTTTTCCAAAAAACGGATTTGAAGTATCTACCATAATGTCCCCAATGGTCATAATTGACCATTTTTAGGTCAAAATTAAGTTAAAAAGGGCCGTTTCCTAAATACTCCTGCATAAAACAATAATAATAAGGGAGTATTTACCCAATGCCATTCTATTTATCAGCCGGTGTGTACGTAAAAGAATTCGACACAACCAACATTATTCCTGCGGTTTCGACTACGGAAGGTGGTTTGGCCGGTGCGTTTCAGTGGGGGCCAGTAGATCAGCTTGTCAGTATCGATTCTGAACAAGAACTTGTTGATACATTCTGGAAGCCAAATAATACCGTAGCCAACGATTGGTTCTCGGCTGCTAATTTCTTGGCATACGCAAACAATCTTTGGGTTGTTCGTGTTGTTAACGACAACAACGCCAATACCGCTCTAAGAGCAACCAATGCTTCTGCCGGTACGGCGGGCTTTCTTGTTCGTAACGATGATGAATATTCATCTTCATACGATACCGGAAATCTTCAAACATCTTTCAATACAGGCCCATGGATTGCTAAGTTCGCTGGCGCAATGGGTAACTCTTTGAAAGTATCTGTTTGCCCTTCTGCATCTGCTTATCAGTCTACTTTGACTGGTACGGTTTCTGTTACTGCAAACACAACAACAGTTACCGGTTCAGGAACAAGCTTCACCACTCAACTTGTTGTTGGTGATCTTTTGGTTATCAATGGTGAAACACACTCTGTTGCAACAATTTCCAACACAACTTCGTTGGTTCTCGATTCACGTCACCTTGCTGGTGGCACGGCTCAAACAGCCGTGCGTCGTTGGGAATTCTACACTGTAGTTGACAACGCTCCGGGTACTTCCGACTACGTTGCTAACCTTGGTGGTTCTGCCGACGAAATGCATATCGTTGTTGTTGACGAAGATGGTCTATGGACAAATCAGCGTGGCGAAGTTCTTGAAGTATACCAGAAAGTATCGAAGGCGGCTGATGCCAAGTATGACAATGGTGCGACTTCATATTACAAGGAAGTGATCAATCAACAGTCTGACTACATCCGTTGGGCCGGTCATCCTTCATCTTTGACAAACGCTGGTAGCCAAGCATCAACCACAACCTTTGTGACTGGTACTTTGCCAATCGATAACTCGCTTGATCATGGTTCTGATGGAACAACTATCGGAAACTCTGAAAAGATTCGTGGTTATTCATTGTTTGCTTCTCCGGAAGATGTTGAAGTTTCGATCCTTATTGGTTCGGATGCTACACAGACTTTGGCGACATATATCATCAACAATATCTGTGAAGTTCGTCTTGATTGCGTTGCGTTCTTGTCTCCACCACGTGCCTATGCCGTTAACAACAAGGGCGACGAAGCTACAGATATCGTAACATACAGAAATACTCTACCTGTTACTTCATATGCGGCTCTCGATAACAACTGGAAATGGCAGTATGATCGTTACAACGATTTGTACCGCTACGTTCCAATGAACGGTGACATTGCCGGTCTGCACGTTAAGACCGACACAGACCGTGATCCTTGGTGGGCCGCTGCCGGTTTCAACCGTGGCCAGATCAAGAACGTGATCAAGCTCGCTTGGAATCCACGTCAAGCAGACCGTGACACGCTCTACAAGAACAACATCAATCCGGTGGCAACATTCCCCGGTGATGGAACGGTTCTCTTCGGACAGAAGACCTTGCTTTCGAAGCCATCGGCTTTCGACCGCATCAACGTCCGTCGTCTGTTCATCGTTCTCGAAAAGGCGATTGCGAAGGCATCACGTTACCAGTTGTTTGAATTCAACGATGAATTCACACGTGCACAGTTCCGCAACATGGTTGAACCATTCTTGCGTGATATTCAGGGCCGTCGTGGTATCTATGACTTCAAAGTTGTTTGCGACGAAACAAACAACACTCCGGAAGTTATCGACCGCAACGAATTGGTAGGTGACATTTATATCAAGCCAGCACGTGTAGCTGAATTCATTCGCTTGAACTTCATCGCTACCCGTACCGGTGTTGCATTCGAAGAAATCGTAGGTAAGTTTGGTGAGTAATCTTTTGATTATCATAAATACTTACAACAATAAGAAGAATGTAGACTAATAACTTTGGGCTGGTGTCGAAAGATGCCAGCCTTTTTTCGTCTATACCCTTATAAATATAAGAAAATAATAAGAAACTTGGAGTTTAACCATGGCTTTTAACATCAATTCATTTCGTTCGGCTCTTCGTTACGGTGGCGCAAGAACGAACCTTTTTCAGGTGAAAATCACCAACCCGGTAAACGGACAGGCTGACTCAGTTCTGCCATTCCTCTGCCGTGCGACAAACGTTCCACAGAAAGATACGAACCCAATTTCGGTTTCTTATTTTGGCCGTGCGATCAAAGTTGCTGGTGTAACCCAGAACTATTCCGATTGGGAAGTTACTATCATTGGTGATGAAGATCACTTGATCCGTAATGCAATGGAAGAATGGGTAAACTCAATCAACTCACCAATTGGCAACATTAGAAGACTCCCAACTTCTGAACAGTCGCTCTACAAGTCGATTGCCGACGTAACTCTTTACTCACAGAACGGCAACGTTCTTCGTGAATACAAGTTCAACGGTATTTGGCCTATTTCTGTCGGTTCTATCGGCATGGATTGGGGACAGGATGACGTTATCAGCTATCCAGTTTCCTTCTCCGTTGACTACTGGACCTCTGGTGATCAAAGCACAACTGGCTTCGCTGGCGGTACTGATATCTAAAATTAGCTATATATTCAATATAGTTAAATAGAAAAGGGTATCATGAGATTTTTTGGCTATAAGCTTAATAAAGGCGTTGACGAAGAACGTAAAATTCGTGAGGCGTCAACCCTTCAAGTTATCGAAAAATCGGATAACGACGGTGCATTGGAAATCGGTTCCAATGCATCGGGCTTCTACAATTATGGCGTTGCTCTCGACAATTCTACTGTTGATGAAGCCGCTCTTATCACAAAATATAGACTACTTTCTGAACAACAGGAAGTCGATAAGGCGATTCAGGACATTATCAATGAAGCCTTCGACTATGCCTCACCAACCGGCCCGGTCGATATCGACACACAGAAGATCGATATCGGGGAAAACACTCGCCACGCAATCAAGAAAGAATTCGATGCCATCTTGAAGATGATGAACTTCAAGAAAGATTGCTATCATATTTTCCGTCAATGGTATGTGGATGGTCGTATCTACTATCATAAGATGATCGATGAACAAAATCCAGCCAACGGTATCTTTGAACTTCGTAATGTCGATCCTCGAAAGATCAAAAAAGTAAAAGAGCTTATCAAAAACAATAAGCGAATCCCAAGCTATGCTAACATCATCACAAACAGCTTGGAAGTAAACAAGAAATATATTGAATACTTTGTGTACAATGGTTCCGGTGTCAATCGTAAGAACCCACAAGGTATTCCGATTTCACCGAACTCGATTACCTATGTTCACTCGGGTATTCGTAACAATGACAATACAATGATCCTCTCAAATCTCCATAAGGCGATCAAGGCGTATAACACGCTTCGCATGATGGAAGATGCCGTGGTGATCTATCGTATTGCCCGTGCGCCAGAAAGAAGAATTTTCAATATCGAAGTTGGCAACTTGCCTAAGATGAAAGCCGAACAATATGTGGCTGAAATCATGCGCAAGCACAATAAGAAACTGAAATTCGATCCGGAAACAGGACAGGTTTCAGACGACAAGCGTATTGCCACGATGTTGGAAGACTTTTGGTTCCCACAACGTGACGGTAAGGGCACGACGGTTGAAACATTGCCAGCCGGTGAAAATCTTGGCCAGATTACCGACGTTGAGTACTTCAAAAAGAAGCTTTACGAAGCCTTGGAAGTGCCAATCGGTCGCCTCGATTCCGAAGGTGGTTTCAATATTGGCCGTCCATCAGAAATCTCTCGTGACGAAGTGAAGTTTTCGGATTTCGTAAATCGTCTTCGTTCACGTTTCGCAGAAGTATTTCTTGATATTCTTGGCGATCAATTGATTTTGAAGTCGGTTTTGACTTCTACAGAATGGGACAAGTACAAAGACGACATTCTCATTGTATGGAATGAAAATAACTTCTTCACAGAGTTGAAAGAAGGCGAAATCATGCAGGCTCGTATTTCAAACTTGCGTGATATCGAACCATACATTGGAAAATTTTATTCACAGACTTGGGTCCGTACAAACGTTCTGCATATGTCAGAAGAAGAATGGATTCAAATCAAGAAAGAAATCGATGAAGAACCCGAGTACCAGATGTCCGGCTTCGGCGGCGGCATGGGTATGGATGGTGGCGGTTTCGGTGATCCTATGGGCGGTGGCATGGGCGGAATGCCCGGTGGTGACCAATTTGGCGCTCCATCCGGTCAAGATGCTGGTGGAATGCCGGGACAGGATCAAGATGATGACGACAAAGAGGATAACGCTAACCCAAAACAGAAGTGGTTTAGCTAAAATCCTATTTTTCATAAATATTTGAACAATATAGGATACCTAAATGCTTAAGAAACAAAACATTCTTGATTTGTTGAAGGGTGATTTCACCCCTCTAACGGAGTCTATCTCCGAAAAGGCGGAATCGGTCGTTGCCGATTTGGTCGTTGATTTGTCGGAAGCGCTACTTGCTGAAATGACCCCCGGTCACAAGGCAATGATGAAACAGCATCTCGATAATGTGGATATTGAAGACGATACAGACGAATTGACTGGCGCTCCTACGAAGCCAAAGAAGAGAAACGACGCTCGTATCAAAAATATTAAGCGTCCAGATGATCGTGACGCCTACAATCAGTTGAACGACTTCGCTGCTTCAAAGTCTGGCAAAAATACAAACTTTGTCGGCAAGACATACACAACCAATGAACGTGCGCTTCGTTCCGAAGCTGTAGAACCTTTGGAAGAACTCTCAAAGGCTACTCTTGGTTCGTATTTAAAGAAAGCTTCCCATGATTTGGCAACTAAATCTGCGGCAACCGGACGTTATGGTGACCGTGCCAATAGAGTTAGAGACGAAATCAAGAACAAGAATTACGCCAACTACCAGCAAGGCGAAAAAGACTCCAAGCTGGCAGACAAATTTTTTGAAAAATCTTGGAAGCGTCGTCAGAACATGGCGAAAGCTGTAGACAAACTTACCAAAGAAGAAATCGAACCTTTGGAAGAATTGTCACAGGAAAAATTGTCAAAATATAAAGGCGATGCAGAAGGTCAAATATTGGCCTATGACGGTAAAAGTCAAAACAATAATAAGAAGTTTTATAATAGAGTAAGAGGGCTTAACACTCTTGCTAGAAAAAAGAAACTATCAAAGGATTAATAACAATGAAGAAATCACTTATTAGCCTTATGGAAGGCTCACCTACAAAATTCTTTGATGACATCAGAGCAAAGTTGGCCGAAAAGGCTAATAGTATTTGTGAATCCGTAGCTACAGAAGTCGCTCCGGAAGTATTTGAAGAAAGTGCACAGGCAGACAGAGACGAAAACGTAGTTGCTACTGATAACGCAAAAATTCAGGACAAAATTACTAATAAAAAGCCTGAAAAGATCAAGAAACTTAAAGGCGATCTTTCAGAAGAAGTAGAACAGCTTGACGAAATTTCCAAGGAAAGACTTGGAAGATATGTCAAGTCTGCACATGACAATTCTACAATGAATCATACTCTTGGGTTTAATGCTCGTCGTGATGAACGTATTCAGAGAGATGAAGGTCATTCCAAAAAGAATATAGATTACACTGCTTCAAGAGCGGCTGAATACGAAAAGACTGCTGCGAAGCGTGACAAAGGCATTCGTAAAGCCGTCGATAAGTTGACGAAGGAAGAAGTAGAGCCCGTCAAAGAAGACATGGGCGCTCATACTATCTCGACCACACGTGGTGGAAAGAACGGCAAATCGTTCACGACCTTCGTTGTGAATAAAAAGCGCCGTACTGTGGCTGACAAAGAACGTTCATGGAAGAGCATGATTATGAAGGCCACCCCAAAAGAAACCGAATGGGACAAACACGTAAAGGGTCACTAATGAAAAATGAACTATTGAAGCTTTACGAAGGTTCCCCAACAAGTTTTGTGGAATCCATCAAATCTAAGCTTGAAGAAAAAGCTTTGGAACAGATTGCAGAAGATGTGAACGCAATTGCTGCACAGTCTGTATTCAATGAAGGCTTTAAACAGGATTGGCAGGATTTGACTAATTGGCATGGTTCACAGAACTACGCACTTGGCCAGAAAGTAGCCTCTCTCCCAAAAGAAAAGAAGAAAGGTCTTTTTGACCGCTTCAAAAAGAAAAAGCCTACAAAAGAGGTTAAACAATAAAAAGAATGTTTCTACTTACAGAAGAACTTGACGAACAAATTGAATTTCTGACAGAAGAAAAGAACGGTATCAAGCAATACTTTATCAAAGGTCCATTCATGGTTGCTGAAACTTTGAATGGAAACAAGCGTGTTTATCCCCGCTCTGTTCTTGAAAATGAATTGGGCCGTTATTCACAGATTATCTCTGAAAACCGTGCCATGGGCGAACTTGGCCATCCATCCAATCCAACGCTCAATCTCGACCGTGTATCTCACATCATCACTGCTTTGAGCATGAACGAAAACGTTGTTTTCGGTAAAGCTAAGATTCTCGATACCCCATGCGGCAAGATCGCAAAGACCTTTTTGGACGAAGGTATTCGCCTTGGTGTGTCCAGCCGTGGCCTTGGTTCGATCAAAGAATCGAACGGCATGAAGGTTGTTCAGCCGGATTTCAAATTGATGACAGTCGATATCGTGGCTGAACCATCGGGACCGGGTTGTTTCGTTGAGTCTCTAGTTGAAAACGTCGAATGGATTTTCGACGGTCTAGAATGGCGCAAGAAAGAACAACTTGTAGAAGAAATCGAGATTGTAAAGAGCGTGAAAGATAGAGAATTGCGTGAAGCGCAGTTCCTAAAAGCGTTCCGTAAGTATTTGGCATAATAACTGTCAAAATACTCCATTTGCTAAATAAAACAAGAAATTATAACTCTCTAGGAGAATACAGTTAACATGTCAAAGCTTTTGAATGAAATCAAAAAGTCAGTAAAAGAAAAGGCTCTTGAAGAAGCGTTCAAGTCAGACGACAAAACTTCGGAAGTTCCAGACGTTGTTTTCGACAAGCGTAAGAACGTTCCTACGAAGAAAGACCTTAAGAAGACCGGTCCAGACCTTCCCGGCGACGTTGATAACGTCTCTGCCGACAATTCGAAGATCGAAGCTGGCATTGATAAGGCCAAGAACGACAATCAGAAAGACATCAACCATAAGAAGTTCAAGCAGAAGGATAAGGCTTCTGTCATTGGTGAAGCTGCCGATGAAGACATGAACGATGATGTTGATGACGACAACGACAATCAGGCCGACGACAACAACGCCGGTAAGATCACCAAGCTTAAGAAGCCTGCCGATGCCGCTGGTGGCGATGACGACTCTGACTCAGATGATTCAGACGACGATTCGAGCGATGACGACAAGGGCGGTCAGGAAGTCGATATCAAAGTTCGTAAGGTAACCAAGGAAGACTTGGATATCTCTGAACACCTTGCTGCTTTGCTCGGCAAGGAAGATTTGACTGAATCGTTCAAGGAAAAGACAAAGAACATTTTCGAAACCGCTGTTATTGCGGCTGCTAACGAAGTTATTTCGGAAGTAGTGGACCAGATTCTTGAACAGAATGAAAAGGATCAGGAAGTATTCGTTGAAAATCTTGTAGAAAAGATGGACGACTACCTTGATAAGGTTGTTTCTGAATGGCTTGAAGAAAATAAGGTTGAAATTCAGTCGAACGTTCGTACAGAAATCGCTGAATCATTCCTAGTTGGTTTGAAGAATCTCTTCGAAGAACACTACATTGAAATCCCAGATGACAAAGTAGACATTGTTGAAGAACTTGTTTCCCGTGTTGGAACACTTGAAGCTTCTCTTGACGAAGAAATCAATAAGAACGTTGCTCTCGCAAACGAACTTAATGAATCAAAGAAAACTGCATTGGTGATGGAACATGTAGATGGTCTTTCTGCAAATCAGAAAGAACGTCTAGTTATGCTCGCAGAAGGCATCGAATTCGAAGATGAAGAAGACTTCGTAAGTCAGATTAAAGACTTGAAAGAATCTTACTTCGCTAAGGATGTAAAGAAGACTTCTATCGACGCCGACGATGAACCAGTTGTTATTACAGAAGAAGTAGATGCTTCGACAGCTAAGGATGTAAATCCAGTTGGACAGGCAATTGCTTCTATGATGACCAAGAATCTTCGTAAAAATCGCTAATTGCTAAATATATTAAAGAATTCCTAACAGGAGATTAAAGTAAAAATGGAATACGATATCAATACATTGATGGAAAAGTGGGCTCCGGTCCTTGACCATGAAGACCTTCCAAAGATCAGAGATTCGCATCGTCGTTCGACTGTTGCGATTCTTCTGGAAAACCAGTTGAAGGCAAACATGGAAACGGTTGCCCGTGACAAGACTCAGTCTTTGACTTACTTGCTTGAAGCGGCTCCAACAAACTCTATGGGTAATTCGTCATCGAACGCATCTGACGGTGCTATCGATACTTATGACCCTGTGTTGATTTCGTTGATCCGTCGTTCGATGCCAAACTTGATCGCTTACGATCTGTGCGGCGTTCAGCCAATGACACTTCCAACCGGTTTGATCTTTGCGTTGCGTTCTCGCTACCAGAATCAGACAGGTACAGAAGCTCTCTTCAATGAACCACAGACTAACTGGTCTGCTTCTGCGGCTGGTAACACTGCCTCTGTAACCGCCGTTGGTGGTGTTCAGACAGGTACAGACCCAACGTTGTTGATCACAACTGGTAACACTGCCTACACCTTCGCAACTGGTATGACACGTAACGCTGCCGAAGCTCTTGGCGACGGTTCAAAGAATGCGTTCCAAGAAATGTCATTCAGCATCGAAAAGATTTCGGTAACAGCAATGTCCCGTGCTTTGAAGGCTGAATACTCACACGAACTTGCACAGGACTTGAAGGCCGTGCACGGTTTGGACGCTGAAACAGAATTGTCAAACATTCTGTCATCAGAAATTCTTGCCGAAATCAACCGTCAAGTTATTCGTTCGATCTATGCAACTGCCACAATCGGTGCACAGGACAACGTAGCAACCGCTGGTTATTACGACTTGGACGTTGACTCGAACGGTCGTTGGATGGTTGAAAAGTTCAAGGGTCTTCTATTCCAGATTGAACGTGAAGCTAACGCTATTGCCAAGGCAACCCGTCGTGGTAAGGGTAACTTCGTTCTCTGCTCTTCTGACGTAGCATCTGCCTTCCGTATGGCTGGCTATCTCGACTACCAGTCGGCAATGCAGAAGGAAACTCTTGAAGTTGACGACACAGGTAACACCTTCGCTGGTACTCTATTCGGCCAGTACAAGGTTTACATTGATCCATATGCAAACTCTTCTGCGGGCAACCAGATTGCCGTAGTTGGTTACAAGGGTACTTCGTCATTCGACGCCGGTATGTTCTACTGCCCATACATCCCTCTACAGATGTACCGTGCAGTTGGTCAGGATACTTTCCAGCCTAAGATCGGCTTCAAGACACGTTACGGTATGGTTGCTCACCCATTCGCTACTTCGGCTGCGGACGGCGCAATTCACGTAAACAAGAAAAACAGCTACTATCGTGGTTTTGTCGTAAAAAATCTTGTGTAAAACTAAGTTTAACACAGAAAATCATAAAGGGAACTCCGGTTCCCTTTATTTTTGAGCTAAATAGTCATAGTAATCCACAAGGAACCCTATGACAAACAAATATTACGTATACGCTATAATCGATCCGAACTCCGATAGACCATTATACATCGGCAAAGGGACCGGAAACCGATACAAACAACATCTGACTGACAAACCAGAGTATTGCCATAACAAACGACTGAACGGCAGAATAGCCAAGATTCGAAAGCTATACGGCAAAGACCCAGAAATAAAAATTCTTCATGATAATCTTGAAGAAAGCACCGCATATGATATAGAAGCTGAATTAATTCAAACATATGGGCGTCTGAATTATGATTATCACGGTATCCTTTTGAACCATCTTATCGATTGTCGCCCGCCTTCATTCTCCGGTCCAGATAATCCATTCTATGGTAAGAAACACACAGAGGAAGCCAAGCAGAAAATGCGTGAAGCGAAGAAAGATTACGTCCCTTGGAATAAGGGTAAGGCAATGTCGAATGAAACCAAAGAAAAGTTGCGTGAATCCGCTGCCACTCGCATTGATACTAATCGAGAAAATGCCGCCAAGATGCATGAAGCCAATCGAGGCAAAAAGCACTCGGAAGAATGGAAAAATAAAATTTCCAAATCTATGGCTTCAAAATGGCTTGTCACATATCCAGATGGACGCCAAGAGGAAATAACCAATCTTACAGCATGGAGCAAAGCCAATGGCGTAAGACACGGCAATCTAATTACCTATGGCCATTCCAAAGGCTACAAAGCCGTCAAGATCGATTAAACTTGTTGAAACCATCAAAGAACTTAATCTCTGGCGGTTCGTCTGTGTCACTACGCTTAATTAGTGTACCGCTAAAACTATAGCCAGTTAGATTTTTGCCAAACACCAGTTCGCATTCATCCAATGCTTTTTCTATAGTTTCTTTTGAAGGTTCAAAATCAAAGACAAAAAGCTTTACTTTATCGGGATCATTCGTTGCACGAATGAGAACACTATACAAAGTCATATTTTCTCGCTTAACATTTTTTATAAATAGAACAGACGAATAGATCGTCACAACACAACCAAAGAGGGTAAACTTAGATGAAAACTGTAATCGCAGCAATTATGCTTGTAATCGTTGGTGTATCTGTTGCCGCTTGTGGCAATGGTCCAGTTGATGTTCCTGCCGTTGGCGACCATGCCGGTGGCAATAGCTCACAGCCAGCTAACTAAGAATTGGGGAGCTTTTGGGCTCCCTTTTTCATTTCGGCATCAATCGCTTTTCGATGTCGCCTCACTGCAATTGTACAAGCCCATAGAGATTGCGTATCTCCACCAATAAAACCATTGCCGCCGCATTCGGGGCAATCAGGCTTACACTTCTCAAAATTTATCATCGAACTTCTGCCTCAAATAAGAATTCAAGAGTCCTTCGATGTTCTGTTTCCCAATAGGGTTTTGGGAATGAACGTAATAATCGAAATCCTCTGTCAGGAAGTTTTGATCTTGATCCTTATCCACAATCCATTTGGCGAAGTCGAAACCGCTAAGCGATTGTCCAAGATCATGGTCAAAGCTGATGAATGATGGCGCTCCGAACTCTTCAAAAAGCCGACAAGCTTCTTCGAAGGACCGGGCAATTTTCCAATCAATCGGTGTGACAGGATTTCGTTCATCATCCAAAAACAGCTTGTAGGTCATTCGATTCTTGTGATTTCCTGAAAGTCGGTGTGAACTGTCTCACCAATTTCCAAAGTCAAAACATGCTCATTCCAGAACCAACGATCATCCATAGTCGAGCCTTTGACCGTATTCTTGCTCGTCAACCAATCTGGTGCGGTATTTTCGTCAAATTCTCGAATCGTATTCTCAAATATTTTATGGCGCATGGAAAATTTCATTGCCCGACCTTTTCTATCCCCTCACGAATCAATTAGTAATCTCTTGGTGGCCGGGCGTACCCTCAAAAACCAATCGACCGTGTTGCATTTCCTATCGTTTCAGAAATGCCGGGTTACCAGATAGGTTTTGCTATCCATAAGAGCGATGCCCAAATGATGAAAGCCAAAACCCAATGTTCATTGAGAAAATTGATGATAGTGTTAAATACTCCCATCACCAATAATTCTCACACAGATAACAGAACACACTGATACTGACTATCATAGCCAGAGTCAAGAGTATTCTCAACCGGTATTCATACACGAATGCAATCGCATACCAGATGTAGAAGAAAATTCTACCTTTTCTGGTTTTCAGAAGTTCAGCGATTTGTACATCCGTCATGAGTCACCTTGAATTCAGGGCAGTGACGTGTTCCAATCGTTTGAACAACGGTACTAACGTCACTGCATCGGTGCCCTCGGGCACGGGGGGTGGCGGGGAAGGAACACCGACGAGAACCCTTGTAAAGGATTCGTTTTTCCCGTCAAGCCTTCCATTGACTTTTACGAAACTTTTTCCAGTTTTTTGTGCGAGGGACATAGACGATGTGATCGTCACGATCATTGGGGATATATTTTTTACGGGGCTTGACATTGTGTTCGATTGCCTCTTCATCCAACGCCAAAGCTTCTTCGGCCTTCAACTGTTGCAACGTGCGAATACGGCGACCGCCACGCCGCCAGTGACGGACGCCAGTGTACGGAACAGAATATTTTCGAAAATGTTCCGGCTTGGCATGAGCCTTCGGAGAGCGCCAGTAATAATATTTAGTCTCCCGAACTTCCTCGGGAAGGTTATAGAAAGCTTCCTTGACCTTCCACACAGGAATGCGAAGATCGTATTCGTCATAGAAAACCACATCGTCGCCATTGCCGAAGCTGAATCCACGGCCAAAAACGTTCGACTGTACCCAATAGCTAAGAACGCCACGGGAAAGCTTTTCGATAGGGTAAGAACGATTGATCTTGACAACAGCGTCGTCAATAGAATCGAAGGTCCAAGCCTGTCCATTATAGGCTTTGACAGTGATGGTCATATTGTTTCTCCATTAAGCTAAACCAGCTTAATCGACGGAGAAACGTGGGTCTTTCTTGGTCATTGTTGAAATCCTTGTCCTATTCGCCTTCCACAAGCCAGACAGCTTGGTGACCGGCGTTTTCCAGAATGCGAACCAGCGAGCGGGCTTCCGCCTGATTCAGTCGATCCGAACCGTCATCGACCAGAGAACGAAGGCGATTACCGGTTTCGAATTCCACCTTGTACACATTGTGTTCGTTTTTGGAAACAACCACAGGTGCGAGATACATTCCTTAACTCCCTCTCAAAACCTAACCTATATATAGATCACTCTTTGGAGGGAGTCAACAGAAATTTTAATTATTTCGATTTCTTAAAATCGATATTATTTTTGGCCATGATTCCGCACATTGCAGCCGGATCGACCATCAGCGTGAGTGGGCCGGGATGTGTTCCGAATTCATCACGCCAGTAGGCAATTGCATCTGTGATGCCGATGACAGCACCGGTGATGTTGTCAAAGGTTCCTCCACCAGAATTACCGTGAAATGCGGCCAAATTGGCAATCCATTGTGGAATATGTGGATGATCTTTTCCATCTGGAATTTGGACTACAGAAAGCCATCCAAATGTCACCATTCTTTCCCAACCATTTGGTTGGCCGATGGTATAGATAGAACGACCAAGCTCTGTAGGCTTGACACAAGAGAATCGAGTGGTTACATCGACAGATACAGAGGAATCGAGTTTCAATACCATCAAATCGTTGATTTTATCGGTATCGATAACAGTAGCATGGATTTCTCTGCCATCTTTTGTAGTGATGGTGATATCTGGTGCCGAACCATCTTCGTCAAGCAAATGCATGACGGTTATAACATGTGTGGAATCAATAAGAACGCCAGCGCCAGCGGCGGTTCCTTCTTCCATTTCATTTGTCTTTGGATTTTTTTTGGACATTTTATTGCCAATCATCACGGTATTCGTGTCGTTTTGCACAATACTAATTGAATTATGATGATATTTGTAAGATATGCAAGCAGTTGAGAGGACAGCAATCGAGGCAATAACCCCAATTACCTTTATAAATTTGAACAAATATTGGTTCCCTTATTTGGAGTTATTATTCTTTTATTTATGAAAAAAAGGGGCTCACCAGCTTTTGCCAGTGAACCCCTCGAAATGTATGCGAATCTAAGAAATAGCGTGGTCGTGCATTAAGCTTTCTTTTTCAGAAAGGCGGGTACGTCTTCCTTCTCGATACGTTCCATTTCTTCACGTTGTGCTTGTTTGGATGCTTCGTCCACCAGCGACACAGTGGTTTCAGCCAATTCAGATGAACCGGACGGTTCCTCGGAACGCTTTTGCACAGGTGTGGTTTCTGCTACAGCCGTCTGTTTCCGACGACCGGTCCCAACAAGCGGTTGGTCCCTCAAACCTTTTGCGAATCTTGCTTCCGCATCAGCAACAGCCGCCTTGATTTCTGCGAAGGCTTTATCAACAGCCTCTTTGGTGAATGCATAATTGTAGGGGTTGGAAAGATTTCCAAACGTATTCACTTCCTTAACGATTTGGGCCGTTCGTTTGCCACACAGTTTGGTGAACGAAGCTGCTTTGTCTCTTACCATTCTATAGTCCTTACCTAATTCACGCTATTCCAGCGGAAATTCCGACACTGCTTCCGCAAAGAAGCCGACTCGTCTATAGTCTTCTGCTTCTGAACAGAAATTACACATTCCATGATACTTGCTTTTTCTTAACAAGTCAATATGACGATCGCAATATTCACAATTGTTTCCATCATACAATTCGTAATGATAGATTTCTTCGACCGCCATCTCTCCCGGCGCTAACGCTGGCAAAGAACCAAAGAATTTTTTGTAGGTGGAAAGCCATTGGTTTTGATCTTCCTCGGCTTTCCATATGTCTTTCTGAAAAATTGTCTCTGTCCACGGGTGAGGCGTAAAATCCCCATAGATGGCTTCTAGTGTCAAAGAACGAAATCTGGTGTTGTTGAATTCCCAAAATTCGCCGCCATCCTTGACGAAATTGATATACCGGCGCACGGATTCAAATTTGTCGTGGAAATCCGTTGAAAATTCCCGACCCAATGTAAGATCGATTTCGCTAGGGAGATTGTCAGCCATCAGTCAGCACCAATTTTGCCGTTCTCAACGATGAAGTTTTTCACCTTCTGAAAGAATGAAACCTTCTGTGCAACCGGACGCTCCACAACGGTCACTCCACCATTGTCTCTGTCCCAACGTGGCTTGGCCTTTTCAATCATATCGTTCATGACCGATTCCACGATGTTGGAAACCATGATCGGATCGATGGCCAATTCTCTGTCTGGATTTTGGATTCCAAGAGCGGTCATTTTTTCGATCATCTTGGAATAGTCAAGATCGCAATATTCATCGATCCAGTCGTCTATGAAATAGAACTTGTCATAGCGGATGCCCGATTCCGGCGATGTAAAATAGCCGAATACAATCGGGTCTTTGTTTCGAGCGACAACGGCCTTTTCAGCTTCCGTCTGCACCGTCTCATTCGTCATGCCGGTGAAATCGGTGAATACCACAACGAAATTATCGAAAATTTTCGCTGCTTGGGCGACTTTAATTTTTTCCAGCACAGTGACCGGAATTGCCCGTGGGAACCGTTCCAATTCGATGATTTTGACGGAGTGCTTTGGCGTCACCTTGTCGATGAAAGTTTTGATGTCCTTTTCGAGGACATAATGATTCCATCCGCCAGCGATGGCTTGAATTTCACGTTCGATTGTCCTATAGGCAAAGGACAATTTGTGGAGGAAGGCAGTTTGGCCGATTTCCTTCGCTAGAAGGATTTGTGATTGCAGAACGCCGACTTGCTTGGCCAGATCGTCTTTCTTGGCTTCAATCAACTTGTTCTTTATATCTGCGAAATAATCGACCGGCTCAATAAGCGTTTCGGCTTCCATATGCGAATCCTTTGGTTTCGGTTAATTTTTCGAAACATATTGGACTTATATGGGAATGTCAATGAGTGATATTTAAATGTTTGGTTGGAACGAGTGGATTCGAACCACTGATCTCTCAATTATCAGTTGAGGGCTTTACCGGGCTAAGCTACGTTCCAATATTTTAGACAACCGCAATGAGGAACAAAGAAATCAATGCAGCAATCGTACCGGCTGCTACCAGAACCGGTAGCGCACGACCGTTAAAAGAATCGCCATGTTCATAATAAGGCTCTTCCCAAACGGTTCTTGTATATGTAGGCAAATGAGTCTCCCCATCAACCACAATTTCTCTATATGTCACAACTTTTTCCATTATACAACCTTTTTTTCGTGAATTTTGAATTCTTTGAAGTCTGTTTTGCTACCGACGTGAAACAAACGGAAATAACCAGCCGGAATTTCCGGATTGATTGCGATTTCGTCTATCTCTTCTCGATATGTGAAAATGAGGATGTCACTGGCAGAAAGCTTCGAAAGCGCCATGTATGGAAGCACACTCGCAATTACCATATCTTTCAAATCAGCGGAAGTGCAAACAAAATCAAACTTATCATCTTCCGAGCCGACTTCGAAATAAAAAGGTGTGTCGGCTTCATCCTGAATTTCGATAGGGGCAGGATTCCCCCATGGAGATGTGTTCATATTTCCCTTGTTGAATGGTCGACTCCTCCGTTTCCCGAATTGAACGGTGCCCTATCCGACCGGCGAAATATAGGGGACTCCAAGTGACGGTACATGCCCGTAACGGAGGAATTTGGTTGGCGGTGCCGGATTCGAACCGGCGTTGCACCTGTTATGAGCAGGGGGTACTAGGCCGCTGTACGAACCGCCGTTATTACATTTTCAAATCGTTCGGGAAGCCATTTAACATGACCGCCGAAATCAGTTTATATATGCGAATGGCTTGTTCGGTCGAAACCGAATCCACGTCATCTGCAAACAATCCAAGTTCGCCCATCGTGTAGAGAGCGTTACCCAGATTGCGACCGTCCACATCTGGCGTGTCACCACTGGCCACAAACGCCATCATTTTCCGGCGATGTTGGTCACGTGAATCGTCTTCATCACTCATCGAAGTTCTCAATTTCGTCTTGGGTAATTGGTTTCCAATCGATTATTTTTCCAGTGTCGTTATCGATCACCAGACTTAGATAATCTCCACCAGATAAAGAACCGATGTTTGGTCCATAACCTTGGTGTTCCAAAATCAAGTTCCCGTCTTCATCCTCGATTTGCATATCCAGCATATCGGAATGTTTGCACGAAATGAATATTTTCATAACTATTCCTGTTTTGGTGCCCATGGTGGGATTCGAACCCACACTGTACGGATTTTAAGTCCGCCGACTCTAACCGATTGGCCTACATGGGCTTTCTATTTAGGCTGATTCGATAATTTCGAACTCGTCCTGCCCTAAAGTGTAGAAACCAACCCGGCTTCCCGAGAATTCTACAACAACACGACCCTGATTCGTAATCTCCCTCACTCTACCCTTTTCGTCGGGCATTGTGAGGGAGGTCAGAACCTTAACGGTATCGCCGGTCTTCATCGGTCACTTTCCTTATAAATACATTCACACTCATACCGAATTTTTTAGGAATGTCAACAGAAAAAATGGCTGATATCGAACGTCCACCGATTGTACCCATAAACGTCAATCCGCTTTATGTCGATAAATTCAAATTCGTGCTTCATGAAGCCAAGAATGTAGAATTTTTCTGTTTCCGTGCGAATCTACCCGGAATTTCTTTTGACCCAAAGGTCATCCACAATCCATTGAACTATTTTTCCGTTGGTGCAACTAAGTTGTACTATGAGGACTTGATTCTATCATTCCGTGTATCGGAAGATTTAACAAACTACAAGGAAATATTTAATTGGATGGTGGGTATCACCGCTCCACAAAATACAGACCAGTTCAAAGATTTTGAAGCAAAGAGATTGAATGTTACAGAACGTTACAATGTAACATCTGATGGTACTTTATTCTCTCTAACGAACTCTTCGAATCCAAACATCAATATCACGTTCCGTAACATGATGCCCATTAGTTTGACTGGAATCGATATGGACACAACCGAGAAAGGTACTGTGTCAGCTACAGTCGGATTCAAATATGATTGGTATGAGTTTATATAAAGATTCATTAATGAATCACTAGACAATCGAACTACGTTCGATAGCCGAAGGCTTATCCAGTTGTGTTATTATAGATTCATTAGAAGACTCTATGTTCATAAGGACAGACGATAATACACCCGGAAACCAGAGTCAAATCACGATTTGTTGCAATATACCCAAAATATAACTAAGTGTTTGATTCCGCAATGAATCTTTTTTCGAGAAAAGACTTGACAAGATTTGACTTGTACTCATTTTTCATGTATATTTGGATATAAACATAGGAAATACTGTTGACACTAGAAGAAATACAAACGGAATACGCTAAAGATTCGATCATTAGATATGATGACCCAAATGGGATGCTTGAAGACTCTGCCAGTGGCCAGATGATTCACAGAAAATATTTGAACTATCTTCATGCCCATAAAAACATATATCGTTCTCTACTCCGTAAAAAAGAAACTGTCCAGTTTTGGTTAGAGGGTTATTACCTTCAAGGCATATATCTTGAAGAATTGAAGAGAACAGCCAAAAGTCCGCTAATTGCGAAAACGAAAGATCAAGCGGAAAAGATGGCTAAAGCTGATCCCATGTATCAGTCTCTCATGGACCGTTTAGAAAAAGAAGAAGATATCGTTTTATATTGCAAAGAAGTCATTGATTATATCCGTTGGAATAGAACAAAAGATATTGCCAACTGGATTGAAATGAAAAAATATTATTCAGGAATGTAATTATCAATACTATAGTAGATGTCTACCATCACAATAACACGTACATAAAAATCAGAAGTACGACGGCGGTAGAGAAAGAACTTTGGGAATTTTTCACGTTTATGGCACCCAATGCGGTGCACAGTCCAAAATTCAAAGCGAAGATTTGGGATGGAAAAATTCGATTATACAAATTTCAGGACAAGACGCTCTATTACGGGCTCCTGAACCATGTCAAGGTATTCTGTGAAGAGCGAGGATATCAATGCGATGTTCACTTCGATGATTCGAACGCACCGTTTTCGATCAAAGAAGCCGAAGATTTTCTTAAAACCCTGAAATTGCCGGAAGGCATCGAAGCCCGAGACTATCAGCTTGCGACCATCGCACACGCAATCCGTGAAAAACGGATGCTGGCGCTTTCTGCCGTGAACAGCGGCAAGTCGCTCGCCATCTACTCTCTGATACGATATTTCAAATGTAAAACAATGCTCATTGTTCCATCGAAAGCTCTGGTGGAACAAATGTACAAGGATTTTGCATATTATTCAAGTCTGGACGATAGCTGGAATGTTCAGGATGAATGCTCCCGTGTCTATGAAGGTTTCCAGAAAACCAATCTGAACGATATCGTTATCACGACGTGGCAATCGGCCATCAACCAAACCAAGCGCTGGTTTCAAGGCTATGACGCCGTGTTGGTGGACGAAGCCCATGAAGCCAAGGGCGCTTCGATCCGGAAAATCATGGATGTTCTGGACGCCTCCGTTCGCCTCGGGTTCACCGGTACGATTGATGAAGTCGATTTACACGAACTGGTATTGACCGGTCTGTTCGGCCCGATCAAACAGTTCATCCGCACACGGGAAATGATAGATCGCAAGTTCTCTTCCGATCTTACCCTAAAAGTGATTGTATTCAGCTATGAAGATGAAGTGCGTCAACACTTCGCAAAGAAGGCAAATAAGGAGTACAAGACAGAAGTAGCTTTCCTTATAGCAAACGAAGAACGCAATAATTTCATTGCAAACTTGGCACAATCTTTGCCGGGCAATGTTCTTGTATTTTACAATTATGTTGACAAACATGGCAAAATATTGTATGATAAAATACTGGAAAGAAACGATAAAAACAAGAATATTCATTTTGTTTACGGGGATGTGTCGGTTGCCGACCGTGAAGTAATCAGAGAAGACACAGAAGCGTCACGAAACAATATTATCGTCGCTTCATATGGAACGTATAGTCGTGGCATTAACATTGTGAACCTCGATTATATGATTTTCGCTTTCCCAAGCAAATCAAAAGTTCGTAATCTCCAATCCATTGGCCGTGGCCTTCGCCGTGGTCAGGAAAAGGATCATGTGACATTGTTCGATTTGGCGGATGACTTTCGCCATAACGACCGTAAGAATCATACATATACTCACCTTGAAAAGCGGCTTAAAATCTATGCCAAGGAAGGTCTAAAATACAAAATATACAAAGCCAAGCTTCCGACAAAAATCTAAGACGAATCCTATATATTCGTCTTAAAAGTGGCGAAACCATAATGGGAACAAGAGATGCAGAGGATGAAACACATCTTCTTCTGTCCTCTGTTATGGATATAATAATTGTCGATACCGGGGAGCAAATGGGAATGTCGATTCAACCGGCTATTCCCTACGGTATCGATCAAATGGTGACAATAGAAAAGACAGACATCTTATTCAAAGTTGTGCCGAACGCCATTCTTGGAACCCTATACGCAAACAAAACCGCCGATGCATACGACTTGCTGGCTGATTATCATGATAGATTGAAGGAACAACAGAAAGAGAAGAGTAAACATTTACATTGAAATCTAAGAAGAACAACAAAGAAACAGCGGAACATTATGTAGATAACAAAAAGTTTTACACTGAAATGACGAAATATGCGACTGCGGTCAAGATTGCCAAGGAACAAGGCAAACCAAAGCCACCAGTCAATGATTACATTGGAAAGTGCTTGTGGGATATTGCAGAAAAGCTATCTCACCTACATCAATTTCAGAAGTATCCTTTCCGTGATGAACTTGTCTCGGATGCCATCATTAATTGCATCCAATATATTGACAACTTCGACCCCGAAAAATCAACCTCTCCATTCTCTTATTTCACCCAGATTTCTTGGTATGCGTTTTTGCGTCGTATCGAGAAAGAGAAGAAGTATTTGTACACCAAATTCAAATCTATTGAAAATACTGAAATCTTTCTTGGCACGTCGGAAACTCAATCCGGCACGGAAGGCGGTAACAATAGCATGGTGAAATATTCTGATGGTGCCCGTGAGAACATGAACTTGTTCGTTGAAAAGTTCGAAGCTTCGGTAGAGAAGAAGA